CTACACTTTTGGCACCCTCCCCGTCAATCTCAATACCTCCAGCTTCCGCTGCAGTTCCAGCTGCCATTCGTGGTCGTGTGTCGCTCCAGCCAGCACGGACTGATTTTGAATCATCAGACAGTCCCAGCAATACCTGGCATTCTCTCGCAGGCAATATTGCAGCTCCTTAGCCTCTTCGATCGTCAAAGGTCCAGTCATGTTAATGTGAAAGATCTCTGCCAAGCGTAAATGTACCGGTAACATCATAAATCACTCTCCTGTATTATCATCCTAATACATCATATGCAAGTGTATCAGAAAGATGATACGCGTATGAGGATATTGATACATTTATTTATGTGATGTATACTTTTGGAAAAAGGAGGCTTGTCCGTGATTAAGAATAACGTCAAGGACATCATGGACCGGCAGAATAAGGGGATTCGAGGCACTGCGAGGGAGACGGGGTTAGCAATCAACACGGTATCGGGGCTATATCATAATACGTCCAAGCGCGTGGATTTTGAGACGCTGGAGAAACTCTGCAAGCACCTGAAGGTTAGCACTGGAGAACTCATTGAATACATAGAAGACAAGGAAGCCCAACCGGAGTAATCCTGCTGGGCTTTTTCATATTTACCGAATTAATAAATAGAAAAATATCCCTACTTCTGATAGACTTATTTTGTAAATTGTTATCATAAATAGGGGGAAATTTGTTGAATAAGCCAATTTATACAAAGTGGTGGTTCTGGGTCCTGGCGGTCATCATTATAGGAGCTATCGGAAATATGGGTGATGACAAGAATACAACGGATCAAGCAGTGACCTCAGCCACTATAGAGCCGGCAAAAGTTGTTGTGGCAGAGGCCACAGAAGAGGCCGTAATTGTGCCGACTCAGAAACCTAAAGAAGTATCCAAATCAGATCCTACGGTCGCTCCCACTGAAAATCCGATACCGGGAACTATCGGCATGACACCTGAAGAGTTTAGGAAGGAATTCAATGCTCGTGCTGACTCTATGGAATCCAAGCTAAAAATCAGCAAAAAGCTCACTGTTGAAGATGGACTTGCCCAAGACACATTTCAGTACATGTTCAATGATTTCCTTGGCATAACAGGTAGTGTTAATAAGGCTGATGGGTCAATTAGAGATATAATGATGATAGGACGTGGAGACGGTACCTCTGCTTCAGGTGCAAACATCATTGTAGTCATGGGATTAGTAATATTAGCTGTCAATCCTGATATTGAGTCGACAGAGGTCGGAAGTATAATCACCGACTTAAAGGTACTTGAAGATGGTGTTGACCTTGCTAAAATTGATGAGTCCACTGTCAGAAATGGCATACGGTATCATGTACAGGGGTCAAATGAATTAGGTCTTATGTTCAGCGCTGGTGATGCAAACGATAAATAGTAAAAAGCCCTGGGGATGTCCCAGGGCTTTATTTATGTAATGACCCGGATCACATCATCGATCTTGATCCAGCTAAAGTCCTCTTCCATTTGGAACTTGATTCTCCTCAGCTGCCGGTCTACTTTCACCACAACGCCCCGCACCTTCAAATCCTTGTAAGGGTCAAACAGTACGATTGTGATCTGTTCCTTCTCCAGCAATGCATACCCGAGCGCCTGGTCAATCAGCTCCCATTCATCAGGGTCGATCGCGGGCCGGCTGCGTCTTCCCTGCTCCTGCATTTCCTGCCTCAGAAGCTGCACATGCTCTGGCAGCAAAAACCGACTACCTTCCCAAACACTCTCCAGTTTCTTTCCCATGATGTATCCCCCTAGTACTCGGTCCAGTAATCTATATTTCCCGTTATTTCTGCCTGCTGTGACTTGTGTGGGCCTGCCGCAACATGATCTTTAAAAGGGACGTCCCTTTCCCATGCCTCGATCACAACGGCCGTCTCAACCGGCTGCTTGTCGTCCCACTGAATGTAATACTGCTCGACCAGCTGCAGCATGCCTGCTTTGATCGCTGCAGATCTCCGACCGCTCAGCCGTTCCAACTCTGGCAGAGAGGGCATTCTCCGAAAGTGACCATGGAACTGAAACATGACCCGAAGCAGCTTGCGCGCCGTATCATCCAGCATGACGATTCTCCGCTAATGGTCTCCAGGATAGTACGTTTGCCACTAAGAACACGCGCGGGGCATTGGTGGTCAGGCAGGTGGCCCTAATACGGCCGTCACGGATGCCGAGGATTTCAATCTTCCGCTGCGTGATCTTTCCGGCTTTGTCCAGGTATATCATTTCAATGGTTTGGCCGATGCTCATTTTCATGTGATCGCCTCCGAAATAGGAACGTTTGTTTGTATTATATGCTCCCTACCCGATTTTTAGCAATGGTTTGATTTCCCACAAAACGCAAAAAAGCCCGCCGACCAGTTAAGGTTGACGGGCTTTTTGCCGATGCTTTCGGACTGCACGCTCGGTGCTTCCGATCCGTGTAACAATACAATAACACATTTGGAACATCTTGTATGAAAAATATTCCTAAACGCAACAAATACCCTCCATAACTGGTAGAGTAATGTTCTTTCCACTACAGCAATAACCACGATCGAATTCTTATGAAGTGATTTTTTTGGCAAAAGGTGATCTATCATAGAAAAAAACCCGCTTAGGGGTTTGAAAATCTGACTAGGATCGAATAAGTTTGTTATTGGCCTCGAAAGAGAACCTACGCTTAATTTGATCATTAATCGTTCTCGTTGTATCAGCAAAACCTAAATGTTCTTTAATAAACGTGAAATCATAGACTTCCAGCAGTTCGATGAATGCTGAATTAATAAAGGATGAAGAAACACTATCCATACCTTTAAAGGAAACAATAACTGAGTCTCCAGTGTCAAAATGTTTTCTTAGTACATCCTGTACAGCTTCACCTTCTGCATTGGAGTAGCAATGATTGACATGGTCACCAAGCCTTAATAAACGTCCCATGAAAACTCCTCCTCTACATATTCAATTGTGTCAGTCTGAAAAACAATTTCCAATAATGTTCCTGGATAAAATCCTTCTGTTTTTCTTGAAGTAATTTCCATCCCATCACGACCTGACGTTGATGATAGTATACCATGATTTGAATGGATGTAAACACTCCCCTTATTATTTATAACCACATTTTGTAAGAGGAAATCCAATCCCGCACCCCTATTTTTAGGTGTAGACTTTGTGGTAAAGCCTTCTTTAATCGCTAAAAGCAGGGCCTCCGCATCGTCAACTCCAGGAAGTATGTCTTGAATTGATGATGGAATTCCAACCCCAAAATCAGAAATAGCTACCATCACTCTGCTTTCTCTTGGATAATGTTGAACAAATATACTACCAGTATGCTCCGCAGAATGATCAATTATATTGTTAAATACCTCCACAAGACACGACTTAATATCTCCTAAGGATTCCTTTGTTAGATTCAGTTTACCTGCCAACCAAGACATAGCGTAATCCAAATACTCATAACTTCTGTTATACTCTACGTGTTCAAGTGGCAAAGTAGTCATCCGAAGAGAAGATTTCTCATCTAGGGTTCGATCTATGAATTTCTTAAAAAACATCGCATCATCCAGAAACGCCATGGGGCAGCGCCTATTGCTACGGTCTGGTTCGAAATATGTAATGGATAAATGTGCCCCTTGTTTCTTTAATCGCCCAATAATATTGCTCAAAACAGTTACACCTACCGGCCTAATGAATCTTAGTGGGGTGAAGTCAAAAACATAATCCCTTGCTCTAAGATCCATATTTTCATCAAAAACCTCATTAATAAAATAATACATATTATCTTTATCGAATTCCTTAGGCAGATATACTCTCAATGCATCCACAATCTCACCTCAAAATTATAATAGGTATATATTACCACTCAATGAAGGAATGGAATAGACCTAATTGTGGAATCCTTTTTAGAATTAAAAATGAGAATAATAATAAAATAAGCCCACCAGCCGAAGCCAGTGGGCAATTATTACTGTTTGGTCAATACTGTCGCTTTATAAGCGAGATATGCCTTCTCGATGGCCGCCCGGATCTCCTCTGGTGCAGCCTTGATGCCGCGCGCCTCCAATTGGTCCGAGGCATACACCAATGCCTGCTGCAGCTTATCCTCCCCGCCCAGCTCCTTGTAGACCGTCTGAGCGTAGGCAAAACCCTCGGAAGCAATCTTGTGCAGCAGTTCCCGCTGAGACACTGACAGCCGAGCATCGAAAAATGAGTCTGCCTTTACCTGCAGCAGTGCTATCGTCCGCAGTATTACCGTGGCCAGAATGCCGACAATGGCCAGCACAACGGCCGTGATGTACGGCTGAGCCTGATCAATTACAGTTTGCATATAAACCTCTCCTATTCAGTCGGCATGCACGCAGCGCGCCGCAGGTGATTTGCCGTATTGTTGTAGAAAGCCATAGCCGTCTTATCACTCTTAACCTTCGCCGCCTGCCAGCCGGGAGAAAGCCACCTGAACACCAACTCCTGGACATTGCTCTTCGGCAGTTGGGTGAACGGTGCTGCTGATCCCGGCTGCAACGGTATGCGGGCGGCCAGGCGAAGGTTATTCGCCAGATTGTGCAGATGCAGGGTGCCTACGGAGTCACCAGCCTTCCGGGCTGCAAACCATGCTGGGGATACGTAATCCTCAATGAGTGCCTGCGCCACGCTTGCCGGAAGCTGCAAGGCAGTAGGTGCCACGATTACCGCCGGCTCCTCCTGCATATCCTTGACAATGTCATACAGCAGGTCCTTCAGTGTCTTCCCGATAGTAGCCAGCGCCTGGTCAACATCACTCTTACGCGTCGGATCCAGCTGCTTATGGCTCGGGATGTGTGTCAGCGGGTTAAGCTTCCACTTGTCGCAGCAGAAGGCCAGATACCACACGTAGCGCTTGTACGCCTCCAGGGTATTAATCTTACCGCCGTAGCACAGCTCCACGCCTAAAGCGATGTCGTTGGCGTCATCGCCGTATTTGGCGTTGTCAGTGGTCACGTTGTACAGCACATGCCAAGCCTTCTCCGCCGGGTCCGTCCCGGTGCCGGTCGGGATGATCTCTAGGATGCGCTTGTCGTCCACGAAAACCTGCGCGGAGGCCGACCGGTTAACAAGGGTCTGAAAATACTCGAAGTGCTTATCCGCTGTAGCCCCGGGGTTTCCCGTATCGTGGGCAACTAAAAAGCCCGGCGTACCCGTTACTAACCGGGTGCCGGGCCGAACATTGGAACGCTTGTTGATATAGCGCCGCTCGATTGGGTATTTATTTTTGATCATCGTCTTCCGGATCCTCCCTTCCTTTTACCACTGGGCCGTTCTAAGAACAGCCCCAAATCTCTGCCCTGCACCAGAATGGCCAGCGCGCAGAGCGTAACCGTCGTGCCGATTACACCGATGGTCCAGCCCCATTTCTGCAGCAAGTCGAAATAGTAACCTGTCCATCCTTGAACCTTTCCGAACCGGATCACAAAGCCGACCAGGCGCTCCAATGCGTAGGCCGTGAACATCAACATACCAAGAACCAGCCCGATACCGACAACGCCCTCCCGGTATTTCTTGCGGAAATAGATGTGCATAGCTGCCGTGATATAAATGATGCAGATCAGCGATAACGCATAGCAGATGAGTGTAATGGTGTCGTTAGCGCGCATAGTTCTCCCCCTCTTTCGTACTGTGATCGTAAATAAAAGCGCCGGCGAATCCATTTGACCTGACAACTTCCTTATGTCGTTCATCCAGATCCTCATATCTCCGGATCGCCCACTTCACTTCCTGTTCTTTCTCTTCTAATTCCGCCTCTTTCTTTTTGATGGCGGGTATCTTTCTGAGCAGTTCAAACAAACTTACTCGCGGCATGTTACCCACCTCCGTCCTGGTCGCCCGGATTCAAACGATCTGCAGGCTTCATTTTCTCCATAACATCACTACTCCGATTTAGAGCAGCCACGGCGGATATGGCCTTCTCGATTGCATCATCCCGCTGCTTCTCCGCCTTTTCCAGCGACTTCCCCGGCACCAACTTACCAATAACCAACCACCTACCTACAATGACCAACAGCAACGCTTCCCCGAGCGCAAACAACCAGCCAATACCATATTGGTCCGCCAACGACAGGGCGTCTTTTAAGCTAGGCAAATCCATCCTCCCGCCCCTCTCTCTACATGGAAATAGCCCGCGGATCGGCTCCGAGGGCAAAAAAATAGCACGCTCCTCTTCAGGGCGTGCCGCTAATCAACCGGTGATTCCAAATCTTCTGCCACTTTGCTGTCTGCTGCCTTCATGCGGGCTTCGTCCAGTGCCGCCAGTGCTTCACCGATCTGCATGTCGATCTGCTGAAGCAACTCATACTGCCGGCCGGGATGGGAGTTGATGAGCAGCAGCACAACTGCCACCGCTTCCTGCACGGGATTGCTCGGATTCACCGAGAGTTCTAGATTGATTACTTTGGCCAGAGGGATCACCTCCTCTCGAGGGAATAAAAAAGAGCCCTCATAAGAGGACTCATTCTGAATTATCATCTACCCATCCGTAACTGGGGACATAATGTTGCGTGTTGCCTGTAATTACATTTACTTTTATAGGGTACGTTTGACCATTCTGCTCATAATTCAGATAACGATAAGGCGTCGGGTAAATCAATATGCTGAAAGTAAACAACAGCAATAAAACACCGGCAACCCAGACTATAGGTTTGTTCATGGCGTTGAGGGTTCATCAAGTAGCGTCTTAAGCCTGACAAGTTCTTCTTCATTAAAAGTTATGATCTTTTGCTTTGCTTTGATCATTTCATCAATTTTTGCCAAAGCATCAAGCTTCTGCTGTTCGGTCGGGTAATCAGCCGGATACATTTTGACTTTTTCTTTGGAGTCTTCCAAACCTTTAATTGCTCCTTGAGCGCTCTCAATTTCACTCTCAGCAGCCCGGATTTTATATTCAATAAATTCTCTTGAATCGGATTTGTCTGTGGATGTTCCGTTTGAGATAGTGGAATCCGAAGCTATCGTTTGAATGTCACTCATGATAATCTTTTTCCCCTCCACAGTCAGATTTGTCCCTACTGCTTCAGCAACTTCACGAACTGGAGCATAAGCCGAACCATTAATGATAACAGCATCACCAATCTTCGTTCCATCTGCTTTCTGTACCGTGAACAGCCCTTGCACTTTTGCACCGATTAATGGAGAACTTGCGGCAGCAAATCCAATCGACCCACCAAGCATAAGCGCAGAAGTCATAATGACAAAAACCTTCTTTTTCAATATTTCAACCTCCTGAATATAGTAATAACCCAAGTATATCCAAGAGGCTTATAAGATGGTAGGTTTTTTAAGAAACTGTGAATGAGCCTCCCCAGTTCACTGCACCAGCAATACCATGATTATGGGTTCCAAGGTTAACCGTGTGCGAATGACTAGCGCTTGCTTTCCCCGCTAAGGCGGACCAAATAGAATCAAGCTCAGCACGTAATCCGCTAACGAAATTAATACCGAAACCGGAAACACTATAGGCAGAAGCGAAATTCATTTGCCCTTGAAAAAATATAGTGTTTGTCATAGCAGATAAGAACAGATCGTTATCTCCAGCAGATCGCACTTCAAAAAGACCATCACCACCATTAATTACGCCACTACGAGTACCATTTGATTGATCAAATGTAAGTGCACTCATATTATATCCAGCATCCTGATAGATTCCGATGCGCCTGGTACCACTTGCATCATAAGTCCTCCATCCGGTTTCATCAACCTCGAACCTTGCTCCTGCAGCAGCAGTCCTGATCAGCGCCCCCGTCACTGTGCCAGCAATAATATCCGAATAGGTCATAGTACTCTCTTCAATCAGTCCTGTCAGCGTAATAGATCTCGCCACAACATTCCCGGCCATGTCCACCCGGAACGGCGCGCTGTTAAAGTCCGCATGCCCCGCGCTGATGCCGCTAGGGTTGATCTTGGTTATGTTATTCCCGCTACCAATCTCCATGCTGACGAAGCTCCCAAGCACCCCGGCAATGACTTCAGCAGCAATGCCCCGGCCGGTGATGGCCGTTCGCGCCGTGGCCCCGCCGTCCTCCGTGATAATCAGCCCATGCGATGTCAGAACCATCTGCACATTCGGATGATCCACTTCCTGCAGCACAATGCCGCGGCTGTCGTAAATGATCTCGCTCTTCGAAGCATTGATGTCGATGACGGCCTGCTTGGCAAATTCTTCAAACGCAGCTGCCCGTACCCGGCCACCGGACAGGAGATCATTAAGAATTTGTTTGCTGCGCTCCAGGTCCGCCAGCACCTGCGTATCATCCCGCATCTGGTAGTTGGATAGCGTCGCCTGAGAGTGCTTATCCATGCTGAACGGATACTCCGTCAGCTCCATCACCCGGCAGCTGACACGCTGTAGCTCCATTTCCGGATCATAGGCGTATACCGTATCGCCCAGGCCCGGCCGCTGCTCGTCTGGATCAATCTTATAGATGTCCGCCGCGCTGACACCGATCTCGAATTCTGGCATTTCCTTCTTCCGCAAAGCCTCCCGGGTAGCGATCAGCAACTCTTCCGGATCCTCGATGTTCTGATCGATGAGCTCACCGTCATAAAATGCGTTGACGTTGTTGGTCCAGTACTGAGTATACGGCGAGATCAGATAATTCACGGCCAGTTTATTATCAACGATGGCGCCCGGAACGGACTGCAGCAGGCTGCGTTCTTCCGTGGTCAGGTAGTCGGCGGAGAGGCCGATGAATGTCCGGCCGTCCTTCATCTGGGAAAACAACCGGGTTGTCAGGTTCGATACATTGTCCTTAAAACTATCGTTGATGATATTCTTCCGGATCCGATATTCGAATCCATCGTCACTGCCGATCCGCTTGTACAAATGAATGACGAAGTTATCCGGATCAATCTCGCAACCGTACAGGTTGACGGTATCCTGCAGGGCGGCCAGGGCCGTGGTCGCTCCCCAGTCCTTGACGTCCCGGAGATCAAATGTATCATGCGTGACAAAGGTGTAGATGCCTCCGGTGGCCGTACTGATCTTGTCCAGCAGCACGCTGATGTGAACTCCGTATGCCTCATCGATGTAATCGTCATATGGCATCTTGGAGTCGATCATTTTGAACATGATGTGCGTACAGATGATCTGGGCGCTGATCACTTTGTTGCTGCGATCCCGGGCACGGGACTGCACGACATAAAATTGGCCACGCTCATCTTGAACGTGGCCTTTGGGTATGATCAACTCTTTATAGTCGGTGCTCGTCATCGGGACGGTGAAGGATATCTCGTAGTCGCTGTTTAGCCGACGGCGGCGCTGGACGTCGGTGGTTGCAACCAGCAGGCCGGTTGGGGTGCGGTTGCGGTCGAAGGATTTTAGGTGCTTCTGCAAGGTGGACTCTCCTTTCAACGTAGCTCTGAACCTCTTTATGATATTAATTTCTAAACAATAATTTACCGATATAATGTATAAACGCACTATAGGGAGTGATTAATATGAAAGAAATCTCTAAGGCTAAACGGGCAATTGAAGAAATTAAGAATCTTGAGAAATATTATAAAAGTCAATTGACTATAGAAGAAATCTCTTATTTAAAATTCCATTTCGATAAAGAAACAGAAGTGCTAAAACAACCGTTCATAAATGTTGCCGCAATATCTTTCGGTGCATTTGTAGTTGGTTTAATGATTACGCAAGCGTTTAAGGAAAATTTCCTTTCAGCTGTATTTATATTAAGTGTTATTTTTCTAGTATATCTAGGGATTATGGGTTCGATGCATTACAGTAAACTAAAATACTACACGATAAGAAAACACATTACCGAAAAAATCCTTAATGAAGTCGAACAAAAAGAGCCGCTGGAGTGATCCGGCAGGCTCTTTCTAATCACAAATCAATACTATTCGCTGGTTTTGTCAAGGTCCGAAAGCATGCGCTCTAATGTCTCACGATCATAAGCTGGTTTTATAATCTTCCAAAGTCTCTTAGCTTCTTTCAGACTATAGAGATGCCACTTCGGTTTGATATTCATCGGTTCATATTCATCGTACTCTTCAATAACCTCGAAACAATCTAAGCAGACCCAGTAAAATTCCCCATTACCTTGAGGTATTTCCCTGAATTCAATTGGTTCACCATTACTTAGACTTTCAGTGTGGTCTTTACCGCAAAATTCGCACTTCATTCGCTTCACTCCTCGAAAGTTTTGTAACTCGTAAGCAAGATATTTCTCTTCTTGCTACTCGAGAATAACACTTTCAATCCCCTATATTAATGGGAAATGAGGTGAGACGAGAGATTCGCGTGAAAGTGATGGAGATTAGGTTCCGTTGGATCGAGATTAAAAAGTGGATTCAGGACATTAACAAAATACCACTGAGTTGAACCACTTAATACTGGTGTTGAAATGTTGAGTTGAGAAAAATAATTTCCAATTTTTTGTCTAAATAATGAATCTTATATCTTTTTAAAGCTCTTTGAGGTTTTTAATCCTCATTTTCTGATATCATGCTACGCAGTTTGATCCTTTATTTCATATAGAAAACAAAAAGTTCCCTTTGCGGCTTTCAGTGTCAACTTGTTGCTCACGGTTTGGACCCGTACCGCAACATCGTATCCCCTTGGCGACCGCATTAGGAACTCCATTAGTATACAATTCCGCACACGTATTGTAAATATCCCACTAAAACCCAAACTTCCCCGTGATGATTAATAATCTTCGCTCTTCTTGACAAGTATTTCGTTATTAAAGGAACTTGACTAATCCAACTGAAGCTTTAATAGATGGAATTCCTAATTCTTTAGCAAGTACCGCTCTGTGATTTCCCATTCCTCCTACTAATAGATCACCATTTGGAAGCTCAATTAAGTAAATGCCATCAGGTCTTTCATTCGTCCACCCATTCTTTTCAACGCTCTCCTTAAGAATGCCCATCTTGTAATCATTGAGTATTGAAGGATAGTCATAAGATTCATTAATTGCGATTATTTTCTGTGGATCAACATCTTTTAGTACCGCACCAAGCGTTGTTGCTGCCTTATCTTTGTATTTCTCCTGAAACTTTTTTATTACTTTCTCTGTTGTCTTCCACTTCTTCGCCATTTATATTCTCCATTCTATTTCCATTTTCATACATTCTACTATCAGAACGGAGAAAGTGTAAATAGCAATGCTAAAATTCACCACGCGATTACCGTCTACCTGCTTCATAGCCTATTTACACTCGATCCCGTTGCTGTAAATCCGGTCGCTGACTTACTCGTAGAATATAATTCGTTTCCGGTAACGGTCAAAACGTCAAACGGCAGTCCGAACTTTTTGACCTTCCCGACCATAACTACTTCTCGGGAGTGTAGCGTGATACTGTTTGCTGCGCAGTATCGTCCGTCTATGAACTAAGACTCTACATATACAGGCATTTCTAGTGTGCTTTTTATCTTATAAAACATCTCTAATTCTGTTTGATTCAATGCATTAAGCCTATCATCATTCTTAAAATTATTAGCATTCGCATCAGCTCTCACATAGATGCATTTGACCTTTTCTTCGAGGGCATATTCCCGGAGTCTATTAAAATAATAACTAGCCACGCCTTTTCTTCTCAAAGATTCATCATGTACGTATAGCAATTCTAATACTATTCGAGACATGTGTCTTCCCGGAAGTGAGGGACTACCTTTGAAAAAATCCATCGAAAAGACAACCTTGTCTGTTCTTTCATTATAGAGACAAAACTTTACATCTCTTACGTTGCAATGATAACCTCTTTCACTTGTACCCGTAATGCCTTCATCGTCGAATTTAAATATTATATGTTCTTTATCCCTCTCGAGGCATTTTGGTAAACCCCAGTTTGTAACTAGATTTTCCATTACTTTATCATTATTCATTTCTATTCCCCTCTCACATCCAGAGTTCTATGCAAAAGGGAGAATCCCTTCTATAAGTTCATCAAAAACTAAGACTGTTTTACTGGGCTTAATTCTCTGAAATTGAAGTTAACAAATATTAATCAATAATATATACTTCATAGATAACACGCAGACTTAATTTTACAATTTTAATACTCAACAGTTGGGAGCGAGCACAGTGAGCAATATAACTAAAACTTTAAAGAGCACAAGATTATTCGTTAAAAACTTCAATTCAAGAATAAAGCTAAAAAACGACAATTTCAGTATCATCTCAAACAACTGCTGGGGCGGTCAAGTATATAAAAATTTAGGAAAACCGTATAACACGCCATTTGTTGGCTTATTTATATATGGGCCATGCTACATTAAGTTATTGGAAAACCTCGATTACTATCTTCACACACCGTTGACCTTCACTGATACGTCCCAGTATAAAGAAACTCCGAGCTACCCCGTCGGTCTACTACACGACATCGAAATCCATTTTATGCACTATACCGACGAAAATGAGGCCTACGAGAAATGGAACCGTAGGCTAGCCCGATTTAATTGGAATAATATATTTATAAAATTATCTGATAGAGATCTTACTTCGGAAGAACACGTACAGCGTTTTGATGCTCTTACATACCCTAAAGTGTTTTTCTCTTCTAAGAATACTCCTGGCATTAACTCCCTTGTCTGGTTTAGGGAATTTGAAAATTCCTCTACAGTCGACAATGAGATGCTCGTTTACAAAAAATACTTTAATGCTGTGAATTGGCTTAACACAGGTAAAATCAGCTAAGCGCGCCTATGCGTAGTCACTACCCACCCCGTTGTCGCTGCGCTTTTAATTACAAGTCTCACGGTGCCGGAGTCGTTGTATATCCCGAATTCATTCGTACCGAGTAGCACGCCATGGTCGTACGGAGAGGCGTTGTAGACACGGTTTAACTTATACACGGTCCCGCCGGACGACACTACTCTCGCCGTCAACTTTGGATAGTCCGTTATGCTGCCGAGCGCTATCACGCTAATCCCTGTTACCCCGGATGCAATGCTATCTCGCGTTTCCGTTACCGGGAATAGGCTCCAATCCGTATTGCGGTTACGGATGCTGACAACGTGCTTGATATCCTCAACCAACTCGACCAGCGCCGGTACGTAGCCCTCTTCTATTCCGATGCTTGAAGGGTGATTAACCCCGTTTCCGCCGTACGGCTGTTTAACCGAGTAGTCTCCGGCAGCATAAGCGCCGAACATCTCACGGTCAAGCAGCACCGGTAGATATTCCGGATATTCCGCGCCCCACACCTCAATTGATTTGACCAGTAATGACTCACCGGCGGTTCCGGTAGTGTACAACATATCGAGTGTTCCCGGAACATCCCAACAGTCAGCGTAATCCTTGATGATCCGCGTTTCGTTGTCGCCTAGCTTAATTTCAACAATTGGCCCTTGCTTAGTGATCGTTAGTACAACGTCAACACCTTCATAGGCCACGGTATCTGCATAACTTCCAGTAATGAAGATCGTATAATGTGCATTATCTGCTATCCTCATTGCGCTATCGATCTTCGCAAGATTGCTAGGAGATTTCGGAGAGAAGATAACGGCATTGTCATAAAATCCAGGGTTTGTCTTATTAAATTTCACGGTGAGAGAATGACCTGTGCTTGATCCCAAAACATGGAAGTTAAGCTTGAGCTTCAATTGGAAATCCTTCTGCAGATTCCCTGCGAGAGAGAGTGAAGCGCCATTAATAAAGGAATACGTTCCGTCACCATTGTCGGTAACCCCGTTGAGAATTTTATTGAAGTCTGATACGCTAATTTTTTTGAGCATCGGTCTTGTTAAATCCAAACCAATACGCTTGATATCTGTTATACGAGCAACGTCACAAACGTATGCTCCATACTCTTGCCCAATAGCTCTTGCAGCATTAGCTGCTGCATGTATAGATGAATGTGTAGTATACGTTCCCCAAGTTGTTTCACCGGGCAAATACGCACAACGAGGACTTGTAATAACTACGATATCAGGAATAACAGTAAAATTCGCTTTGACATAATCTAGCAATGTTTTTAAGTAATATGAAAATATTCTTGCCGAGTCATTACTAGCATGATTCATCCCGAAGGCTATAACAAGCAAGTCCGGCGCGGCATCCTTACACATATCAATCCAGGTTTTGGTTATCCAGACATTGTCAATTTGAATCGTTCTGCTAACTCCCCAATTGTTGATCACCTCTCCCCCAATTGAAAAGTTTGAGTATTTAAACGTGGTGTCTGGGAAAGAATTTACGAGCATTTCCATTAATTTGATCGGATACGCTGCGCTTTCTGCGGAAGCGTCTGGGCCATTAATATACCCCAGTGGATTTGAAGAACCTTTCACTGATCGAAGTTTTAAGTTCGCAGTGTCCCAACCTGCCGTCGAGATACTGTCGCCAAAGATACAAACCTTAACGGGCTGATTCTGTGAGATAGCTTCCGCAACGCGCCGGAATCCACCAGTGTCCACCGCTTCTGTCAACCCACGAACCGCGCTTGAATTGATTTTCCCGCTGAATCCACGGAACGTCTTTGAGATATGCGTAAACCAGTTAACGGGATTCTTTCTGCTAATTTCCGCATTACCGATTTTTAGCACTTTAGAAGTGCCAGAGAGTGCGCTATCCGGCACAAATGTGCCCGGCTTATCGAACATCGCATATCGAATACCTTTGTCCTCAAGGGCCTCGAAATAAGTGTTAAGCTCCGTTGTCTGGTCCGCGCCAGTCGGTTCCACTCCGTATAAAGACGCTTGGCCTCCGTACGCTACATCCCCCAACTGTTCCCCAAACTGCTTCTGCATATCCCGTACTACATCACCAGCAGCGGCAATTGTCCGGCCAGGCGTATAGCTGGGATCTGGCGTTTTGATGTCGGTCAGCTCCGGGTCTTTATCCTCACTGCCGCCGACGATGATCGTATCCAGACGCTCATCTACAAAATCGATAGCCTCTTGGATGTTGGCCGCACCAGCAACTGCACCTGAATATGTCACATGCGCAGCTGGATGAGCTGTGGTTGAAGCCTTGTGAATCGTTATATCGCTCTGTGCCCCTGTAATCCGCCCTTCGTGATCAGTCAAATCCGTCTGAATGTCGGCATAGTTATCGTTGTGCCGCTGGAGATTAATTAAATCCAGCGTCTTGGTAATCATTCTCCGCGCAAATGTCATTTTTGTAGCAGCTCCTTTCTAATAGAGATATTGATAGCGGTAGATCACTTCAACAGTGATATTGGGGCTGGTGGCCGTCACAGTGAATGTTGTCTCCCCTGGTTCAAGAACAAAAAACACACCATTGCTGCGGGACCAAGCATTCACCCCATTAAGCCGCACCGAGCATTTATCCAGGTCGCAATCGATCTCAAATACATCGTTAGTTCCAGCGCTGCCGGTGATGGTCAAGGTCTGGATGCCATCACTCATCGAAAGGTTTGTAAACGCCCCTGTGATACGGATCAATGGGTAAGCCAAGGTAGAACCTTCATTGTTAACGGTAAAGGTCTGACCGCTTGCTGTAATCGAGAACGAAGAATCGGAGATATAAAAATAGCCCTCCCCAAAGGAAAGGCCCTCTCCATATTCCCGGAGCTCGGTATCCTGTATCGACTCGATCCACGAATCATCCATCTTCATGGGCACATCAATCTTCCGATTTCCCGTCGAAGTATCGAATGCCATAGAACCGCGATATTCAGCGATGAACCTCTTTTGCGGAATATCATCAAAGATGACGATTGCTGGGCCATTCTTCACATCAAATACACGGGCCAGATTCGCCACAGTGCCGTAATAATCGTCACCCATGATAAATAGACCCAGGCCGAGAGGCCGGGCCGCATAGGTACTGCCGAAGCTCTTTACGCCGTCCCTGCCGGCAAGCTTGATGGTGTTCTCCTCGGTATCCGGCAGGGGCGGTAGGTCACGGGAGACCAGCAGGATGTTCAAGGTTGAGAGCCAGACACCGTTTACTGATACGTCGTTCATCCGGACTTCACTCCCATCGTTTGCATCCTCCGAGCCGTCTTCTCTCGTTCAGAATAAAGGATTTCCGTGTCTGCCCGGTCTTCCAAGGTTACGCCGTTTACGGACATGTCGATGTGGTTCTCGACTTTGGTTTCGGACTTCGTCACACCCGCTGCAGCTCCGATAATGCTGGGGTTATCCAGGATGCGGAACAAGCCATTGAGCTGCGCAGTGTTAAAGATTGCTTCCTGCCCGTGTGCGATAATCGGTACGGGGGCGCCGGCAGCTCCCGGGATAATACCACCAACATCGAAACTCTGCAGCTTATCGCCAGTGTCCTTGGTAATGCCGTACAGATCGCGAAGCGCTTGATTCCGAGAGGCTAACCTCACCATTTCAGTACGGTTACCTGCTGCTGCAGCTGCGGCATAGGCATCCTTGTTGGCATTGTACTCAGCAAGGTCAGCATCCTTCTGAGCTGCTTGTTTGGCAGCAGAGATTGCTGACATCTTCGATTGGTACTGAATGATGAAGGCGTCTAGATCAGTCAGAATCTGCGTATTGGCCGTACCAGCGGAAGATACCCGGAAAGCAGCGATGCCCGCTTCAATCACCTTGATGTCATCGGAATAAGTATCAAAGGCTTCTTTTAGATCATCATAATGGGCTTCGGTTTTATCCTTCTCATCCTCGAATGCCTGCAGCTGAACGTCCTTCTCATCCTGCAGCGCGTCCTTCTGGTTGTTCAGGTCCCGCTTGCGCAGGTCGCGTTCGTGGTCCTCAATGAGTTTGTCGCGCTCTTCAATGGTCTTCTGCCGTTCCTTAAGGCCATCCTTACCAACGGCAGAAGCAAGCAGATCGATGCGAGCGTTCTTCTTTGCGAGCTCCTCTTCATAATCCAGATCACTGTTCGCTTCAGCTTCCTTCGCAAGGAGATCATCAATAGCCTTGATCTTGGCGTCCTGCGCAGTAACATAAGCATCTTTACGGGATTCAATCGCAGCCAGTTCAGCCTTCTGGGCCTCATCAATTCGGTCCTTCTCGGCATCGACCAGTTCTTTGGTCAGATCCAGCGTCTTGTCGGTCAGGTCCTTCCGGGACTGGTAGAGTTCCTCATCCGCCTTCTCGTAATATGTTGTGTCGATGGCATATTGATTTCGCAGGTCCGTCCAGGCTTTCACCTTATATGCGGCGATCTCCGCTTCGGTGGCTCCGGACTCTTCTAACCGGCGGGCTTCCTTCTCAATCAGCTTGGACCGCTTCTCGTACAGTTCGCTGATCTGCGTCTCCGTCTCGGTGGCAACTTCCTTGCGGGATTGCCGGACCTGATCATCCGCTGCCTTGTACTGCTCAGAATCTTTACTGTAGCGATCCCGCAGGCGTGTCCAGGAGTCCAGTTTCATCTGAGCAATCTGCAGTTCTGTCTTCCCGCTGTCCTCCATCCGTTTGGATTCAGCATCAATCCAGGTGGCAGAAAAGTCATACCGGGACTTGACCGAATCCTCACTCAAACGTTTGAGTTGCAGGGTCAGTGTGCGGGCATCATCCACAGATTCAGCCAGAAACTTAGCATGCTTTTTCCGGAGTGCCTCGTACTTCTCCATCTGCTTTTCAGCAGTGAGGTCATAATAGTCAGCCTGGAACTGAATGGTCTTCAGGTCAGCCTCATATGCAGCCTGGCGAGCTTCGGCAGCAAGCTCAGCAGCTGTTTTTCCGGTGGCTGGTTTATCCTTCTTCGGCTTTTCCGGATCAGTCAGATCAATGCCTGGACCGTTTGGACCATCCAAGTCAAAATTACCTGATGATAGAGCGGCGGCGGCAACTTCAATTACCTTTTGTTTCTCCGCCAGTTCCCGCTGTTGATCTGTCAGTTTGGTCAGTTCTTTTTCCGTCTGCACCTTCAAAGTATTATTCACGATGTCCATGACGTTAGGAGTCGTCCTCTTCGCTCTTTCCTCGTTTTGCTTCACCGATTCAGCAAATGTGGAAGCTTGGACACCATTGACCGCATTCATAGATTTTAGGAGTTCACCGTAATTCTTGATCTGAGCCTCAACGGCCGCTTTCTGTGCCGCTGTCTCTGTCACCAGAGCCTGCATCCGTTTACTTGCTCCAGAGATAGCCTGATTGGTAAAGTATCGGTCTGACTCGATTTGGCCCTCAATAACACCGATGTTATCCGCTCGAATCCGTCCGTCTTCCTCTTGGACAGCATTAAGACCAGGATACTCCCGTTTGAGTGCGTTCGTAGCATCGACGAGCTCCTTCTTCTGTGCCTGATCCAACTTCTGAGCTGAGGAGAGTTTTTTGAAGGTAGCGAGCGACTTTTCCAAAGCCTTCAGCTTGTCGTTCTTTGCAGCTAGGTCAGAAACTTCCGCTTTCTGTTCTTCAAAGAGAGCACCCACAGAACCCTTAATCGCCGTGTTCATTTCCTTAAGCTTCTCAGTCGCCTTTTCCGCGCCATCGAAGCCCATGCTTCTGAGATTTTTATCGATCTTTTCCAGTTGCTCATTGATGTCCATTGCTTCGGACAACATCTGGGGATTCCCTTGACCGGCATCAGCCTTCTTTTGAATCTCATTTAGCCGTTGTTGCAACTTCTCGCGCTCATGAAGTGCCTTGGTAAGATCCTCCGTCTTCTTGCGGAGCTCGGTCAGATCATCAACGGAACGCTTAACAGGAGAATCATTAAGAGTATCGTTGAGCTCCGCCTGCGCTGCTTCAAAGTTCTTAGTAGCCTCCTTGCTCTCATTGTACTTCCCGACGAGAAAGGCTGCGCCGGCAGCGACCGCTCCAATGGCTACAGCTAAAAGCCCTAACATTGGGATTGTTCTTGCGGTGAGTGTCCCCGCCAATATCGCGGCTTCGTAGGCTATTTTGACAGCATCGATGGCCTTTTTGAGTTGGTAAGCAACGACTACGCCTCCAAGCAGTAACGGTGGTAAAGCCGCAAAGGTAATGAGCGCAGCCTGCGTTGACTTATCAAGCTCGGAGAATCCGGTGAGTAAGGCGGTGATACCTTCAACCGCTTCCCTGACTGCCGGCAGGAACATGTCCCCGATGATGATTCCAGCAGACTCAAAGGCGCTGCCCATGTTATCTGCGGCGCCCTTCAGGGTATCCATCTGAGTTTTTGCAACACGTTCTGCAGTTCCGCCTGCTTCGGCAAGGGAATCGGTATAAGCATTGAGCTTGCCGCTTCCAGATTCAATCAGCGTAATAAATGCAGATGCCGCTTCGCGCCCGGCCAGCGTGGCAGCTACGTCAGCCTGTTGTGCCTGGGTCAGCCGCGGCCAGATCTCTGTTAGTTGTTGGACAATTCCGGATAACGGAAGAATATTACCTGCGGCATCTTTAATCGAGAAACCCAACTTATCCATATATCCGGCAGCTTCTTTGGAAGGAGAAGCCAGCGCCAACAGGATCGCCCGTAATCCGGTACCCGCCATCTCGCCTTTAATGCCGGCATCAGACAGGGCACCAACAGCCGCAGTGGCCTCTTCGAGAGACAGCCCCATGGACTTGGCAACCGGGGCGACGTATTTCATCGCCATACCCAGGTCAGTCACATCGGCATTGGTCGAAATACTGGACGATGCCAGCACGTCCACAACTCGAGTGGTCTCAGTAGCAGCCATCCCGAAGCCGCGCAGGATGGAAGAGGCAATATCCGCGGTTGTGGCCAGATCAACATTACCTGCTGCCGCCAGCGACAGCACACCCGGCATTGCCGCGATAATCTCCTTCGTGTCAAATCCTGCTTGTCCCAGCTCAGACATTGCGTCTGCGGCCTGTGAAGCCGAGAACTTGGTCTGAGCACCGAGCTTAATCGCATTGATACGCAGAGCTTCGAAGTCAGCACCGGTTGCTTCCGTAATCGCCTTGACATTCTGCATGGCCTGTTCGAAGTCAGCTGCTGTCTGTACGGACTTGGCAATCGCAGCTCCAACAGCAATTGCCATGGCTGCATATGCAGCTCCAAGTGATTGGATCTCAAAATCAACGCTACCGGTTACTTCATTAAGCTCTTGCATCTGCTCAATGATGTCATCAATGACTGAACTGCTGACTCCGAGATTCTCAAGCTCCTCTCTTACACTGGCAAGTTGCTGTTCAAACACTTCAGGATTCGCCCGGCGGATCGCTGCATTAATGTTGTCAATGTTCTGACCGCTGGCACCGACGTCCTGCAAAGCCATATTCAGCTTCATGAAGCTCCCGGTTGCCTCGTGAGCATGATTGCCCATCTTTTTGGCAGCATCGGCTGCACCAATTGTACTTTTCTCAGCCTGACCCATGCTTTTATTGATCTTGCTGATCTGTTCTGCACTGACGCCAGACTCTGCCAGCGCCCTATTCAGCGTTTGAAGGTCCATTCCGGCCTTCTTGGCCGTCTCCCCCATACTGGCGAAATCCTTCTTCACTTCTTTGATGTCGCGCTTGATCCCATTGGCATCGGCAGTCAGCCGCGCCTTCAATTCCCCGAGGTTTCCTCCAGCCACTGATTATCCTCCTCCCTTCATGCGCGCAAGCTGCGCTTGATACTGGTCTTCTGCGGAAGCCCGCGGCTTCTCCGGCGCTTTCGGCAACACTTTGATATAGCGATTAATGATTTCCTGCCGGACTTTCTGGTCCGTGATATGTGGGTAAGACGCAATCTCAAGCTGAGCAATCACTTCCGATGCACGAGCCTGATCCTTCAGGAGCAGCAGCTGCGGCAGATCAATAAAGAAGTACTCGTTCTCGATCTGATGCTGTGTCTTATCCAGCACCGTGCAGCAGCGTAAAACAAAATCGTCATAGGTTAACCCTGGGCCTGACTCTGACGAGCCGCGATTGAGGTCACGAATTGCTGAGCCATCGGCGGAATCAGGCCGCTTAAGTTTTTTAAGGCTGTATTCATGTCGTTCTTCTGCCAAGTCAAATTCAGGTATTCAGTACATTCAGCCAGGCTAGCCTGCTCACTGAGCTCATTTATGTCGATATCGCTCATGAGCGATGTGAGTTCGTATATCTCGTCAATCATGATCTCGGCTCCGGCTACGATCATTACAGATCGGTCAGCTTCCGGAGTAAGGAATATCTTTACGAGCAGATCACCGATCGTGCCGAGGTGGTCTGTCAGCTTCTTCAGGCGGTTCCTGGTAAGCTTCGGTATGGACACCGTGCGGCTGCCGAGCTTCAGCTTATCTTTTCTGGTAAGTGGAAACACGTTCATCCCTCATTTCTCGAAATACAAAAAAAGGAGAAGGCACAATGCCCTCTCCCAGAATGGTTCTATTCAATTATGATTTACGCTGTGGCGGTGATATCGCCCCAGGTGTAGAGCAGGCCCTTTGGTGTGGCATTAACATCCGGATAAGCCATAGCAGCCACAGTCAGCCGCAGGTTGTTATCCAGGACGAACGCGGCGTTCATATCAAACTTGATGCCGACACTCTCGATGTAAATGAACCGGGAAGGATCAGTGATACCCTGCGGTTTGATAACCGCTCGTTTGCGAGGCAGCTCCTTACCAGCCAAACCTGTGACCTGATACTTTACCTTTGCAGGGGTATCGCCGTCTATAACCTTGGATGCATTCGGGTTATACGAGACAACCTTCTCGAAGTCCATATCTGGAGTCTCAAAGTTGATCGCTCCTGTGGTACCCGTGACAATGGACTTCACCGGCGCAGTACCTGTTTGGTCAACGGTTGGTTCGAAGTAAGTTGTGGTCGTTGTGAAATTGATACCGCCCTGGGTCAGGTCGATGGTAATAGCATCAGATTCTTCAGTACCATCCGCATTAATCCCCCAGGTGAAAATGCCGGGGCCAGCGTAAATATTATTGATATCACTCATGAATTAATTCAGCTCCTCTCTTATGATTGCAAGCTCAGAACACCCACAAGGATGTCTGTGCTTACGGAAAAATCGACATGGACAAAGCCGCCCTGGTTATACAGTTCGGCATCGAATGGTCCAATGAAGCTCTGATCACCTGCAGGAACAGAAACAACCTTCTGCCCGGTGCGGCCGTGTTTATCAGTGGACATCGGGATCGTCACATTCACCGCGCTGCCGGATCCATTATCGACGTACAACAGTTGAGCACCATTGTTCTGAAATTGCATGTCATCGGCGGAGTTCGCGGCCTGCGTCGCCAATTCTACTCCCGCCAAACTAGCGGTTGATCTCGCTATTGTGGCTCTAGCCATGATTATTCCTCCCTCGCGTAAAACTCAAAATTGGTTGAATAGATCGGCCTGTCTTTCTCATCCAGCCCAATGAAGCTCGGCTGCATTGTGGCCACGCTGGAAAAGACATAGGTGCTACCGACCATGTAATTTGATTCTCGGTGCAGTAGCTTGGACAATCCCTTCGCCACAGCTTCAGCAGTTGCCATGTTGACCGGGTTTGCCTTGTAGGACTTACCCTTGACGATAATCTGATAGGACGGCCGCTCCGTCGGAACATAGTCATCCGGTGGAGGACCGCCAGAGTCTTCAACGAAGAGGCAAGGAAACTTTGCCTCAGGGAGATCTGCAGGTACAAAGTTAGCATCCGGATACACGGAGTAGCCCGCGCCGGTCAGGAAATTGATCAGATCACTTGCGAGCATGGCATCACCATCCTTCCAGAATCTTGGACAGCTCACTCTTGATCAGCTTTTCGTTCAATTTGATGGCATTTGCAAGGTACTTCTTGCCCGGCATATAACCTCTGTAATTACCTTTGCTTAGGGTCTTCTCCCCAGGCTTGAGTGTGATCACCTTGCCCAACGAAGATTTGTTAAATCCCTCATGCTGGATGACGGAGTAATCATTCACATCTACAGTAGCCCCGAAGTCGATGGAGGATAATCCGATTAGCTGAATCAGCTCCCCCACTTCCAGGGATCCCTCCAAATCGCCGCTATCATTAGGAGCCAGCCGCTTTGCATCATGAATGATCTTCATAGCCAGTTTGGTCAGTGTCGCATCAAGGCGGATTTCGATGTCCTTCTCCAGATCATCGAGCCGGTCAATGATTTTGTCCAAACCGTCCAGCTCAAATGAGAACGCGCCATTATCAGCCATACAGAACCACTTCTTTCACATCGTCAGTACCGAGATACTTCCGGATCTCATAGTGCTTTACGTCGATCCGAATCTCCGTACCTATCGCATCGGTGTAAAGTAGCCAGTCATCGAAGCCAACAGCATTGATTCCCTCCAGGTAGACGGTGTAAGCGACCGTTATCTCCTCGCCCTTGGCGTTCTTAACGAGCTTTTGCTCCTCGACCACCTTGGCATCCTTCTCCACCGGAACGGCTGGCAGAGGGCGGCCCCAATCATCGACACCGGGGTGATAATGGGAAACGGTCGCAGGATATCCGAACAGACTCATATCAGACACCCGCCATACTGCAGGTCGGTTCCGCCTTCCTCAGCCTCTTCTTCTGCAATCTCGCTGGCCGTCTTCCCGAGCAGGTCCCGCACGTCCGGAGCCACAACATCACGGATTCCGCTGTACGTGACACCTTCGCCATGGTCATCGACCGACTTGACGCCATGCTTCTGGAACTTGAGCGCTGGGTCCAGCCCTTGCATTTCCCAGATGGATTGAAGGGCAGCAATCTCCACGGTCAGGATGACGGCGGGATACCACCGGGCAAGGTTACGTTCAGCTTGCTTTACAGCCAGTGGCTGCTTCAATGGCTTCTTATCCCATGCTTCGGTATCGAGGACATTCTCCGCTATCCAGAGGTTGACCTCTTCGGTAGTGGGCATGACACATCACCTACTTCTTTTCAGCTTCTGCAATGGCCGCAGTAAGTTCCTCAGCTGTCTTGGTGTCAAAGCCTTCAATGTCCAGCTTAGCAGCCTTAGTGCGGAGCTCCTGCAGTTCAGCTTCTTTCTCGGCGATGGCTTCCTTCAGTTTTGCTTCACCCAGACGGCCAGCCTGCGGCACGCCGAGCACCTTTGCCCGTTCCCGCAGTGCCTGCAACTCGGTGTCATCCTCTGGCAGTGGTTCGACTTCCTCAGCATATTCCTTAGCAATCAGATCCAAGGCGATTTCATCATCCACTTTGCGGACAATATCTCCCGGCTTCAACCACTTGCCGCCGTTCTTCACAACGCCCTTCAGTTTGATATCCACTTTATTCACCCTTTCCTCTACGTGATGTTACGTGATAAAAGAAAAGAGCCCCCGGGGGGCTCCTAGATTACAGTTGCACTCATTACAGAATCCGCATAAGGGAACGACGGGAAGGCCAGGTTAACACCCACCGTGCGAAGTCGCAGTGGATGCTTGCTGACCAGGTCGCGGAATACATAGATGCCGTTCTCTGCAGTCGTTTCCGCTTCGATGCCGGATACCATGGATTCGGTTGTCTCAGCCCACAGGTAGTCACCCAGTTTGCCGCCTGGCAGCATGACAAACCGATCTTCCGGCGTCATACGCACCGTACTGTAACTGGTCTTGCCGTTTACCAAGGCAGTGTCCTCTGTCCGGGCAACCGTATCGTAAGCAAGAATACGCGGCAGCTTCATGCGGTCTGTGATCTGGTCCAGTTGGCTCGAATCCAATTGTGGTGGCACTGCCGTCCCCGTTGGGTTGCCGAAGTAGAATTGCCGCATGGACAGGTTGTTCAGCAGGTACGAGAGAACAGTTTGGCTAGTAAAGGCGCGTTCCAGGATCACCCCGCGGGCTTTCTGGATGTTATACCATGTCTGCATGTCGAGGAGTGGAGTAGAATTCACCAAATCGCTCCATCGATCAGTACCACTTAAAACAGGTTTTTGATCATTGGTAAAACCATAGTCAACAGTAATACGGACATCGTCCTCGACATAGTTTACAGCACCAAGGCTCGCTGCCTGCATGGCGATCCACTCTTTACGGGCCCGGATACTGGATACTGCATACTTCGCATCATCCAACTGATCCCGCACAATGCTGGCAACTTCCTGTCTACGCAGGCCGGATGCCTGGCTTGCCATGAGCAGCAAACGGATCAACTTCTCATCCATCCAACGGCCGCGCTGAATCTTAGGAATCTCAATGCGCTGTCCGGATGTACCTTCACGGGAACCGTACTTAGTTTCAGTCCCAAGGTGTGCGATCTGTGCCATGACTGGCAGCGAAGATGCCGACTTGATCACATCGACTGTCAACTCATCCGTTTGCAGCGGTGGGAACAGGATATTCTGCCAGTAATCATTCTGAATCGTGAGGTTGGACGCATAGACCAGCAATTCCTCCCCGGACAACGCCTCTTCTAACAACAACAGTTCTGGATCCATATGTTATTCATTCCTTTCAAGTGAGTAGAATTGGTTTATGCAAAGGTGATGCCGGGCATCTTGGCTTTCAGGGCAGCATCAACGGTAACGGCCAGGCGTGCAGAAAGTAGCTTCGCCACTTCGACGCCGCCGATGACATGGTCGCCATCCTTGACATTTGATGTCCGGACTGTGATGAACGTCGGGTTGTCACCGCCGTCGGCATTGGTCAGCACACCGTTAGCTGTGGTATAAGCATTGGTAATCGCCGTGAAGGTGATCGTCTTAGTACCGGCATTAATCGCGGTGATGGTCTTAGGCTCGGTGTTCGTACCGTTGTAGAAGGTAATGATATCCCCGACAACCAGCCGACTGACGTCATTGAGCACAGCTGTAGTTGCGTTTGCTGCGACGTTGGCCGTAAGAGCGAGCCCGCCGGTGTATGGACGATACTTTCCGGATGCCGTGATCTTTGCCATTGGTGTACCTTTCTTGATGATGCGATCACCGTTGGCATCAGCAGGGACCTTGGTGTAATCAACGGTAGCGCCGTTCGTGATAAACCGGACGACTTCCATCGATGCGAAGATTTCATAATCGCCTTCCACTTCAAAGAGTGGACGTGGTTGTAATCTCATAACGAGTATTCCTCCTTATTTTTTTGCCCAAGGGTCATTAGCAGCTGCGGTTGCAGTGCTGTCGTTTTGGGCCAATTTCTTGATGTTCTCAAGTGCGGACTTCTTCTGGTCCGGGGAGTTCGGAACGGTTGCACCAAATCGGCCAGTGCTACCAGCCTTAGCCTTCAGCAGGTGCGGCTTCTTCTTTGCCAGCGCCTCCAGCGCTTCCTTGACGCCCTCCAGCTCGCCTTTGTCATTCTCCTTGACGGCGGTCAGATCAGACAGCGCAGCAGCATCCTCCCAATCGGCAAACCCGAGTTCGTTCGCCAGTACCTTTACCTCGGCATTTAGCAAGCGTTTGAAGGTCTTGTCGTTCTGTTCCTTCTCACGCGCCTTGATTTTGTCCTCGACCAGGCGGTCGACTTCAGCGGGATCAAGTTTCCCGTCTCCTTTTTCTTTGTCCTTCGGCTTAAGGGCTGCCTGCATGGCTTCGACTGAGTCGTAGCCCAGATCTTTAGCCAGCGTCTTCTGCGCTGCCTTCTCGGCGCGGGAAAGGCGTGACTGAACAGCAGCATCAAGCTCGGCCTGCGTAAAGGTTTTACCTTCCCCTGCCGCTCCTCCTTCACCACCAGTCCCGCCGCCCTCGCCGCCTCCAGCTCCAGCTCCACCTTCACCGCCGCCACCGTCCGGTGCGAAGAATTGATGAAACCGTGGAAACCGTCTTGAAATATATGTGTACATGTTGTTGACCTCCTGTTTAAGTCCGGGTGGACTGCCTGCCGCAGCTTTTAGTGTCGTCACGGCGTTTTGGACAAAAGAAAAAGCCGCTCGGTTAGAGTGGCTTCAGTTCACATCCGCAGAACGGACAATATTGAATTGATGTTGATTGATCGAAATCAATCCGTAAATCCCATTCCTTTTCCTGTTCATCATAAGTGATATCCACCCAGGATGAAGGAAGGTCAGTACATTTATGCACGTTCAAAAATCATCCCTCCCTCATCTGGATCATCACATCATCCTTGCCGCATTCCAGCAGGCCGAGTGCTTCAGTGTTCTGAATATGACTCCAAACCGTCTGAATGCTTCCATCGGCCAACTTCACCACAGCAACAAATGCCTCAATGCGCCCTTGTTCGGCTGCCTGTTGTAGGCTACCTGCGCATGCCAGGGGAGTGACTTTGCCTGCGCGAAGGTCTCGCCGTTCCTTGATCTCATCCAAGGCAATCAGCCCCCCTTCTTCTTAATCTCAATGTTCGCCGCCCGGTAAAGCTCCTGCAACTCCCCGTATTTCTTCGTTCCCCGCACCTTGTTACTGGCGAACTGCTTCAGGTCAGGAGTATCATCCGGCAGCGTGGCCTTGTACCTGATCCATTGTTTCCGGGTCTCATTCTTCCGTGACTTCTCACGCTGCAGCTCGTTGTATCGCTTTATGTTGGCTTCGGTGCGGCTTTCCTGTTCAAACGATCGATTGCTGTCCTTGATGGTCTGCTCGACCTCAGCAGCAGGCGTATATTCTTCCACCCATACCGACAGGGAGTGAACACAATGGCTATGATACGGCGGCCGCAGCTCCAGCTTTGGGAATCGCTTGTCTGCTCCGCTGATGGAATAGACACGGCCCTGATACTTGGCGCACATCGAACAGGTGATGCCGACAGAATTGACATACACCAGGTCCTGTCCGTTTTGCACGGCCATGTTCTCGGTACCGGTGACATGCGCCTTGCGCTGATGGTACTGCACAACGCCAGCCATGTACTTGTCAGCAGGAATCTCAGCACCGTTCTTAGCAATCATCCCGGTGATGCCCTGCTTATTAACCTCGGCAACGGCATTCTTCGTGGCTTGCCTCCGGCTGACGCCCTGGATCAGCGATTGCTCATTCGCACGGCTAACGGCAGTTTCAATCCGCCGTTTGGCATCGCGACTCATATGCTCCGATGCTTCAAGGATGGAATAGAATCCCTCGTCTGAGATCGTCTGTGCCGCCTGCTGGTGGATGATAATCTTAAGCGAACTGTTAACCGCTTCAGCCGCTATCCCCGCTGCCGTCATCTGCTCAACCGCTATAGCAGCCCCGTTACGGTATTCAGAGCCAACCAGATCAGCCAGACCTTGCCCGGCGCTACTGGTCAACTCCTCGATGATGACCTCAACCTGCCGAAGCAGCTGCTGCCTGCGGCGGTTTGATATATTGCCGACCTCCAACGATTGGACTAGGGCTCTCAGGCGTTCGTCCGTCAGGACATACTGAGCGATCAGTTCCTCCGACGTAGCCATCCTACACCGTCACCCGGGGCGGCTGCGTGTAGGTTGGGTTTAAAGTGTCGACCGCCTTCTCATCCTGAATCTTCTGGATCTCGGCAGCGATTGCTTCCTCAGACCAGTCTGGATGCATCCGGCGGACCGTGGTTTCAAGCGATTGGACGCCATCGACATACTTCTTGCTCTCTTCTTCGTCCTTCTCGCTCTCAGCCTTCGGCAGCATGGTTCCCCACTCAATGACCGGGTTAACAGGCTTCAGCCCGCCCTTGCCGATCGCATTCTCCAGCAACATGCACTTCCGGATGGCGTCCTTGATGGCCCCGTCGAACTTCGCTTGAATGGCTTCGGCCTTGATCACCGACTGAATCCATAGGTACAGCAGCGCAATGCCTGTATCTCCCTTGGCATCTTCCAGCCCGGCAGCCTGGACAGAAGTCTTCGATACGGCCAGCAAGTAACGGATCAGACGCTCTACATGCTTGAAGGATTGGTCCGTCTTCGCATCCCAGGTGATGTACTGCGGGATGGCCCCGGTCTTCTCATCGAAGGAAACAACCTCCAGATCCGCTCCGCGAACAAACCGAGCGCCGTAATCCCGCTGGTTCTGGTTGGCAACCGTGTCCCACAAGGCCCGGGGGATCGCCAGCTTCGGCTTGCCGTGCTTGTCGAAGACGATGGAATCACGGGTGATGGTCCAGTTGATTTCCTCCTGGATGGTGTCGATGTTCCGCAGAGCCGAACGGCCCCGGGGATGCAGCAGGGTTTCATCGTTGATCACGAAGCCACATAGCAGCTCGGTGACATCCTTCAGGGTTTCGTCATCCGGGATCTCGATTTCATAAGTGACAGCATACTGGTTAATATCGATCTGATCACCAACAGTCTCGCCGTCCATCTCATAGACCTGCTGCTGAATGGTAAGCCCTTCGTCGCTGAGCTCCTGCCGTTCAACCCGGAGAAACTTCAGCTTACTGCCTCTGCGGTCATCCCACTCCTCGATCCAAGCCAGATCAGCCCCGCTCCCATCCTCATGCGGAAAGAACCGATCACCCAGCACCCATTCGAACCAGACCTTGCCCTTGGCACTCCGCCGGATCCGGTAAGCGATAAGGCCATCTACTTGATGCTGCGTGATTGCCGACCATATCTTGTCATTAGGTTTGGAAGCAGTGACCACGGCGGAAACAAACTCCAGCTCCGGACCAGCCTCCACGTCCGCCGACACATTGCCGAGCGCACGGTTGATCAGGTCAGCCGGCACTTCAGCCACCAGGCTGGCAAAGTTGACCACAACATACTGATGCTCGCTTGTAATCTTGATGTCTGCGCTCATGCCGCGGCGAATTAAACCCGGCCGCGACCGCCGGAAAACTCGCTCCGTGGTCTGGATGCTGCGAGCCCGCGGGAATATCTGGTCATGATCTCCGCCATAGAGCAGCCGGTAGTAATTCATGTCCTCGACCTCGACATCATAAGGCGGCGGGGGGAAACGCTTCTTGCTGTAAATGATGGTCACGGTATTTCCTCCTTTCTTGGCAATAAAAAAAGCCGCTCATTTGAGCGACTATCTGAATAATCCTATTGGTTTTCGTGCCCAGTTCCGGTTTCTAAAAGAGAAGTGTCTATCGGAAAGTATTGAACCAAGCCTTTGCCTTTAACTAACCAGTCTTCTTTGCCGTTTTTACCGGATAATCGAAAATATAAAGGAGTCTTTTTATTATTTTCAAGCAATTGTTGATTGGCTACTACTATAAAACAGTATGCAGGTGAGAACTGACCGCCTTTGCTGTAGGTCCGAATGATAACTAAATCATTATTTTTTGTTTCTAAAAACTCAAATTTCGTTAGTAGATCACCTATTTGTTTCTTAGTTAAAGCCACATCTGTGCTCGCCCCTAGATGATCTCTCTCGTAATCATGAGCTCTGGTTTCTAAAATGAAACTGTGATCTTCTGCGCCATTAAAAAACTCTCTGGCCCACTTCTCCCCCAGTTCATATTGAAATTTGTTCTTCTTAATAGAGTTCACCATTTTAACTTCCCTCCAATTAATTCCATTGTAACAGAATCACCAGCCTGAAGGGCGTTGATTTGAATATATCGACTCTGGCCGTCTAAGTGGCTCAGCCGAATAGCGAAGCGCAGCCATTGCGTCATCAAACACATTAACTGGCTCATCCAGATAAAGCCCTGTCTTCTTGTCCTTCCGCCATGACCACTGCTGTATCTCCTTGATGGTATTGACGCAATCGGGATGAATGTGTATCTTCCGCTGCTTCAGGTAATCGATCTGAGCCTGCACGCTGCCGGGCTCCTTCATTACACCAGAAGCATTGTATCCGGCATTCTGCCACATCTGAATGCGGTCAGGCTCGGCGGAATCGCAGTACATCGCCAGGTACTTACTAAGGCCCTGCCGATCAGCCAGCTCAATGATCCCGTCTGTGGCCATTTCATGGACGTATATCTCGTTGCATACAAAAAACTCACCGTCTTTGACACCGACCGTGAGAATGGCATTTGCATGGTTAAATCCAAAGTCCTGCGCATGATGCATGCTGTCGAACATCCCGAAGGAAGTATCGAAGTCATGCACAATGAAATTCTTGAAGATCAGGCCGCCGAGCTCGCCCCATTCTCCCAGCCCGTAAACCTCGTATCCATCCGGATCCTGCTCCTTACGCATCATCATACGGCGGTGGTAGGCTTCATCGATGAACCGGTTCTGCAGATACGTGGAATGGTGCGTCAGGATATCCGGACTCGAGTAATCGAAGTATTTCCTCTTAATCCAATGGGAAGCCGACACCGGGTTGAAACTGAAGGTGATCTGATAATAGAGATAAGGATTCAGCAGAACCCCGCGCAGCCGGTCATCCAGAATATCGACATCAGATTCCTGCAGCTCAGTTGCTTCCTCCACCCAAATCCAGACCAACTTCCCCTTGGTGAAGGTGATAGATTTGACCTTTTCGCGGTCCCGCACATCATTCATGCCGCGGAATATGATCTCATTACCGGTTACCCGGCTGCGGATCATCAGCGGTGAACGAAGGACTTCCCAGTATTCATCAGCCTGATCACCGTAAATCCGGTTGATCGCGCCGACCAGCTCCGCGTAGGTGCTATTCCGGTTGGTTTCATTGACCTTCCGGACACACAGCAGGTTGGCACCCTCATACTTCGGATCGCCAAGCTTCAAAATGAAGTCCTGTGCTATATTAACGGATTTGCCAGATCCGGCGCTGCCACGCATCACCCGGTACCGATGCTTAGAACGGTTAATGATCTTGAAATGAGAATTGAACGCCACGACTACCGGAGCACTCATGATGCATCATCCCCGTAATCTACGATGATGTGAAGAGGCGGCTTGCTGCCATCACTCCCGCCTTTCTTATCAAGAATCGAAATTTCCTTCTTGAGCTTCTCAACGCGGAGCTGATGTTCTGTATCCGCTCCATCCTGCCTGCACATCTCGTCATACTGCCGGATAAGGTTCTGCAGTGTGGTCATTGCCCGGCTCTGCGCAGTTAGGAAGGTAGCCTGCTTGTCCCAGGCGAACTGAATCTCCCACTCGGTTTCCTCATTATCCGTTTTCTCAGTAGTGACCAGTTTGGACTTCTTAAGCTCTTTCGTAAGATCATCCCGGTCCTTCACCAGCATGATCTGCTGCGCCCGGAGAATAGCAGCGTACTGAATCGTGATCTGATCCCACATCATATCGATAGGGGAACGGGTTTCAAGCTGCTCCATGATCTCGGCGGTGTCGTCAGGCAGGAACTTACGGAAGAAGCCATGGGTGACGGCTTTATCATTTCGGTATGGCCCGCCGTGCCCGCCCTTGTTTCCCAGCGCATTCTTACTGCCGGGAGGAGCACCGCCGCGATTGCCAACGGCGTTCTTGTTTCCCTTTGGAGGACCGCGCCGTTTTTTGGATGCATCTTTATCGCTGGATGCATCCGTAGCTCCCGGAGATGCATCCTTGACCCATCCCTGCCGCTGGTTCCGGCTTTTGATCGTCGGGTATTTGATAACGTATTTCTCAGCTAATTCACGCAAAGTGATTTCCGTTGTCTCGTATTCTTTTCTGATATCATCCCAGTTCATAGCTACATGTCACCACCCCCGGCATAAGATTTAGGGCAAAAGAAAAAGCACCCGAATTAACTCAGGTGCGTTGTTAACTACTGCATTTCTTCAATTACTCTCTTGGTGATAATCTCAGATGAAATCCAATGAACTGTGACATCGATTAGTTTTTTAAGGTCAGAAATATCTTTGGTTTCCCATTTCCGGACATAATGTGTCTCATCATTCCCAATCCATACTGCCCTCTCAGCAACCAGTTTGATATTTGAATTGTCAACATCATCCTTAATACATTTTCCTAAAAGTTTCTTTTCAATTACTTCTCTTTCTTTTTCAAGAAAATTAATTAAGTAATCTTTTATCAAGAATTCCAAAGCTTTTCTATATCCCATTCCAGCTACATGATTCAGTCCAGAATTATCAGCCGTGTATGCTTGTCCATAAATTTCTTTGAACAATGGCGACAATTCATTTATTTCATCACTGAACTTTGGCAATATAAGTTTTTGAGGTTCGCTTCTTGAATAAGTCCATAAGTTAATGTCGCCAGAATAATAATATGAAATAAATAGAGAGTTGCAATCATTTTTTGTGCATAAAAAAACTGCTTCCGATATACCTCGACTGAAAAATTTAGCATAAATGATTCTCGGTTCAACAACAACATTACAAACAGGACATTTATCTGGGTATCGATCTACATAAGAAGGATATTCAACTGCATATTTCCCGTTTTCAGGACGTGAGTATAAAATTTGTCTGCTCATAATTACTCCCCTAAAATATTTGATTTATATCAATATTAATTAATAGAAGGAAAGCGTCAAGGTGGAAATCGCTGAATAAGTATTAGAATTTATGTTATGTCGGTTTTGCTGTAGGGTCGGTCCGTAATCCGCTTGCACACTGTGTGGCTTGCTGCTACCTGCCCTTCTCAGACTTCATCCTCACAAACGGACGCCCTCAACAATAAACGCTGAAATAGGCTCACAGAGCGAGATGTAACATTAAGAGTATCGAACTATTCAAGTTATTCTTCTAACCTTATTCTCAACTTCGCTTCGTATACCAAATAGCTTCTGTCGTGTATTTGTGGAAATACTCTCATGTTCGGTTTTATATAAGTTGGTCTCTTCTACACTATCATCTTTCCTATATTTATAATTTAGGTCGTCGAGTTCTGAGACGTAATCCATTAAAGAGCTAGCAATTCGTAAGTCTGTTTCAATTGCTTTAGGAATATGTTCTTCTAATACTTTCAAGTGGTCTCTTACAAGATACTTCACCTCTAATAAATTGAGCCTTGGATCTTCTTCAATAGATTCGACTCTTTTGGTTGCCAAAGTTATATCCCATTCGAATCCACGCAACAAATTAAATAAAAATCTCGATTCAGCAATGGTTTTAGCATAAATAGCCGGTCTTTTTGATTTTTCTTGTTTTTTTAGAGTGTACCATGCAGCGCCAAATGCACCTATAGTACCAATTATTCCACCTGTAAATCCACCGAAATCAAAGTTCATAGCCATCCTCCTTCGACATCATAATTCGACATCAAGGAAGTTTTTACCTTCTGGCACTAATCTGGCCAATCTATTTTCTTAGCTAAACTCCGAAGGAATTCATCCATACTATTTGAGATACCATGACAAGCGGTACCCACTTGATATTTTTCGAGATACTTTGGAGACTGAGGTTTGTCTCTTTGACATTTCACTCTGGAACAAAACTGAGCTGTTCCTTCCCATCGCCCCCATATACAACCTACGCATTTCTCCGGCTGCTGGGGCGGGTCCTTCTGTTTCATTCGCTTCGTCTTCACCATCAGAAATCCACCTTCTTCCCGGGAATATACCATTCACCGTTGCTGCCCTTGAATAACATAGGCTGGTTGCAGCCGATGCAGAATAACTCTTCATTTTCATCAAGAGCTGATTGAGGAATGAAAAATCGTCTTTCACAGCAGAGAATAATCAATCCAGAAGTAAGCTTATTCTGATCATTGAGCTTCATATCCATGGCTGCTGCTCCTTTCCTCATAATAAAAAAGCCGCCCAATAAATGAGCGACTTCGGAATATGTATTCGATTCAATCCTGCGATGAGCCTGGTCTATAGAGCGGCGTCCGCTTCGCATCCGCAGCAAATGCGCCGCGCTCTTTGCTTAAATCTTTATCTCCATTGTTACAGAGGAGAACAAGACCATTTTACTGATCTGGAGAAATCGGAGTCAAAACCGCCGCAGCTGATCACAGAAGATGTGCTCCCGGAAATCTCATTCTCACTCTTCATTTCTCACTCTTTCGGCATATGTTGCCGGGAGTATTTCCGGACTGTTCCGTCTTGAAACTCAGCTTCTATAACCTTCAGTCCCGAAGTAACTTTATTCGTGCTGATGACCCGGGCAGGCTGATTGACGATGTTACCATTTACCCGATATCCGAATTTCCTAATGTTCCCGACTTCCACGATGAGCACCTCCAGTTATACCGGCTTATATTTCAGTTTCAGTTCGTCCATAAGAACCTTGACTTCCGCCTGCTCCCGCTCGATTCTTTCCTGGAGAACATCACGCTTCGCAGGATTCTTCAGAGCATCGAATCGCTCCCGCAGCTTAGTGATGGAGCGCTGTTTCTCACGGACGGCAGTGTCCGTATAAAAGGACGGGTAGTGTTGTTGGCAGTAAGGACACTCAAAATACGTTTCCTCAATTGAGTCTTCAAGTCGGCGATGCTGCACGAAGATATGAAATCCACCCTTACAGTTATCACATTTAACCGGCATACCGTTCATAGTAACCCTCCAGAAGTTTGATTTGATCTTATCATCGGTTGGAACAAATTAAATCCGGCACTCACTCAGGCGGCCGGATGCCTCCACGATCCGAACTTTAACCGTTGTGGTCACGGTTCTAGGGGGACAAGGGTAACAAGATCGGAGTAAAAGAAAAAGCGAGAGGAGGTACGCCTCGGTTAATGCTGCATTACTGCAGCCGTGCGTGTCACTCTCGCCTGATTTCCACATTACCAATATAGCACGGTAGAATCTTCATGTGGTGTTCAGAAAACCCCGCTATTCCGCCATGTTTTCATCAGTTCCTCTTCAAAATTTCATCGAAGAATCCCATCTGTACCAAGGAGTTCGCTATCATCTTGGTTCCCCGCTCAATGTAACGATCCACGGTGCTACCTGATGCGTAAGTAAACAGAATTGTATTGCTGCGGTTATGCCCTTCAATGAAGCGAGCCTTGATCACCTTCTTTATTCCCTGATGCGGAATTAGGTTGTATGCCCTGAAGATCATGAACGTATAAACGCGGTACCGCTCATACATCCATTTCTGCTTTTCGGTCAGGATTACAGCATTAGCCGTCTTGTCGGCGTGCAGCTCGTCCGCACTCAACCTGCGAGCAGCCTCTCCATCAACCGCAACCTGAGCCATTTCTGATTGGAATCCGTTGAAATCCTCAATAAACAAAATCATGTCCCGGTATCGTTCGAGGTAGAACTCGGTCTCTGTAATCTCCTCCTCTGATGCTTTAGCAAACAATTCCCCTTGCTCGTATGCCATCGCCATTCCCCTCATTCCCCTTTGTGTTATAATGTCAAGAGGAATGATTTACCGAAATGACCCCCGCCCCGGCCAAGGATATGGGGGTCTTTGCATGTTATTTATTTAATTTTTCTGAGGATACCCCTCTGAATCCACCCGCATCTTGTATCTGACTCCACCGAGTTGGAACGCGCTATTGTTTAATTTCTCAATCTCACCTGGTGTTAGCGGTCGACAATCGCTTTTCCTATACTCAACATCCGCAAACCCGAATCCCTCTACAAAATTTCCGATGAAGTGGTCCTCAGTTTCCGATTTCACAAAGATAAGGTCATCTTCATCTCTGCCGATATCGCCGAGCTTGTGAATTGCCGGGCTACCGCCCTTCAAAATTAAGTAGCGTGGTTTCATCATGAATGTGTATCCCCTTCCTCGCCCTTAATCCGGGCCATCTCCTGTTTGTAACGCTCTTTAAAAAAGGCGTTATGCCGGGCAGTTTTCACGTTAGGGTGACGATTTATGAGATATTCGGGCCCAGCATGATCAATGCTCATCTGAGGGCTGCTCCACCATGATTGAGTACATACCCCTCTGCCGTCCGTGAATTCCGAATAGTAACCCCTGTCGCGAGTTTTTGCCTTCCACATCTTAAATTTGAGTCGGCCCATACGCCCTCTCTCCTTCCTAATTAACAGACAAATTATGTGACATTTCTTTGAATTACGGCTTGTTCTGTATAATTTTTTTTAATCATCACCATTTAGCTCTTGCTATTTCTTTCATCTTGGGGTGGAATGCAGTACCAGCCAGTAACCGAATACAGGTTGGTCTCCGCAGCCGTTATTTTTGGTTGCAAACTTACATTTTGAGGAGGAAATACGTAATGAAAAAACTTGATCTTGTAGCTAACAAACTGATGGGACAAATTGTTTTAATGGCGGATGAGGAAAAGTTTTACCCTGATCCAAACAATCGGATGGAGAAGTACACACGCCCTCAGCTGTTATTTATTCGTCGGGGAATTCTTTCATATGAGAATGAACCCTATGGTAACAAAGGTGGATGGGACTCGACCATTCGAGAACTATTTCCGGCTTTAGCTCAATGGGCTGGCATTAAATAATCATGATCAAGGCCATCTTAACGGATGGCCTTTCCATACGATTAATTATCCCCACTATGCTCATACTGGTTACGCATCCCTTTTTCTAATTTCAATACACTCCGATTCTTAAAATGGACTTTATTTATCATGAAACTTTTGAGTTATAGGCATATGCCGTGATTGATATAGGTTGTAGTCCATAGACTGATGTCGAGATATTATTTTAGGAGGTTATCCATGGAAACAAATTATCAACAAGTCGCTTGGAACTGCATGAATAAATATGTTGGCATGACTACAACTGATGGTCAGTCTCACGATGGGTTTATTGCTCATATTGATCAGGATTACGTTACACTTGCTGTTCCAACAAATGAAATGATGAACGGAATGCCCGCTAACGCATCAACTTACAGACAATTTGGATACTATCCAGGCTTCTATCCTCGCCGCCGCTTTTATCCGCGACATATACCATTTGGTGCCATTACCGCTTTGTACTTGCTTCCATTTTTTATTTAATTCAAATCACTGGTGGGAGGGGTGCTATCTGTTCCCTCCCTGGGGCTGTTAAAGCCCCTTAAAATAACTGCATCTGTCCGACCTGCCCTGCTGCTGCCGGGTTGATCCATAACACCTCTGTCCGGCTCTGTCCGGTTTCAATGGTCTGCTGCCGTTCCTGCCGGTGCCATCCAGACAAGCACTCGTTATAGAGTGAATTGTCATATCCACTAAGGAATACCGGTCCTGGATGCACCGCCAGAGCTTCAAGCAGTTGTGTATGATCAGCATCTGTCATTTCATTGTCGTAAATCGGTCCGTTCCGGGTCTCAAGCAGGTACGGCGGATCCGCATATATCAGCACATCAGGCCGATTGTACCGAGCGATTACCTGCAACGCCGGGCGGTTTTCAATCTGAACATCCTTCAGACGTTCTGCCACGATACTAATTTTCTCCGGCAGGCCGTTCCACTGTTTCACCCGGTAAGAATCATCCGGTGTTCCCCGACATTTCCATCCCGAGATAGAACCCGTTTTGACCCTGATGCTCTGCCAACAGCGAACAAGAAATTTGCGGGCATTTTCGAGGTCTGAATCCCCCCCCCGTTTGACAGGAGAGGTATTCGTCCCGGCTATATGGAGTCCAGTACACTGCCCGGGCCAGTTCGTCAGGTTTATCCCTGATCACCCGGAAAAGGTTCACGACACTTCCGTCCAGATCATTCACCGTCTCTAGTACTGCCGGTGGTTTGTTGAATAGCACCGCCCCGCTTCCAAAGTACGGCTCCAGATAGGTCGTATGTGCTGGCATGTGGCTGATGATCCACTCGGCCATGCTCCACTTGCTGCCAGGGTAATGGAGTATGCGTGGTACCTTCAAGGCTCTCCCTCCTCTCTGTATGTTGTCTTCTTGTAGGATAAATGGGTGTCTCCTTTCTCACTACTTGTCATTGGTGTCATGTAATGGAACATGAATCTTTCGAGGACAAGGCGGCTGCCCTAACGGTACAGGCTCCGGCGGTCCAGGCTGTCACTGCCAGCGATGCGGTAGTCCGGATGAGCTATGTCCCCTAGCTGAGCCAGCACGACAGTCGTCGCTGAGCAGACACCACCGAAGGAATGCTTGCCCAATAGGCTAAACTCCACCTGTCCCGCAGCAGACCTAATCAATGCAGCACTGTCGGCCGCTGCTCCTCACCAGGAGCAACCCAAACTGGATTCCAACTGAGCTGGAATGATATGCCCGCTTCAGCTTCCGCTGCCGCCATCAGGATGACATTGCCCATAGCCTCCTCAGCTCCCGGAGGAACAGCATTCCCGATGTACTCCCGTGCCTTGGCATCATTACAGCCCTCAAGCTGGAACGGTCTGCCGTCTGGAAGATGCGTCGGGAAGTTCTGCAGCATGGCGAGCTCATAGGTAGTGAGCGGCCGGTGCCAAGTACCATCTTGGGCGATTATCACCCAAACTCCCTGTTCGTTGTCTTTCGGAATTCTCGGATCAGTTACCGCTGCAGCTGAAGCATGAATATCGGCGCTGCCAATCACTGTCTTGGCTGGTTGATCCCAGTCTTGGACACCGTAGCTATCCGCCCGTGGAGTGCATTTCAGCAAAGGATCTGCAATGGCAATAGCCCCGCTGCCAAATCGCGTACCTGTCACACATGGCGCCACCTCGTCAACCCGCACTACCCGGTAGGCTGCCGGGTGACGACTAGGCCGTTCCTTCAATGCAGGATCAGCGATGCTGGCTCCGCCCTGATATGGTCCAGCAGCACCGGTTATGCAAGAGGATTGTTCATCTACCGATTGTATCCGCAGAATATTTGTCTTGCCTTCGCTGTTAATATGAAGCCGTGGGTCCGACACTGCGGCAACACCATTGCTGCGACCGGGTCCCGCCGTGCTGGTTACTGCTCTACTCGGTTCATTCCAATCAGCCACTTCGTATGCCCCTCGCCGCGGTTCATGTGCAATTCGCAAGTTCTGCCAATTGACTTTGTTCAGATCTCGCCAATCTCCGCCGGCGAGTATAAGGGCCAATCGCATCCAAGTCTTCCACTGCAGCTGCTGTAATTTGTTCATCGGACCGCCTGCAACTGTATCTCCTGGGGCAGGCAAGGGTACAAGTACCTCTCCGATGCTCTTCATGGGCTTAGCTTCTGGATAGTAAATCACATTCGGAATCTGCTTTGGATCGCGAGCTTTAAGGAGAAACCGCACTCGGTTTTGCCCAAGCCCGCCAATGGTACCCAGGTTGTGATCAGACCGAACACTTACCTCATATCCGTATTTCTTAAGCATCTTCAGAATCTGCTTCAATAAAGGTTCGCCCCGACTGGTGATTCTCGGTACGTTCTCCAGTTGAATGACTGCCGGGATGGCTCCTCCATACTCCAGACAAGCCTGCAAAGCCATTTCCAATCCATGAACAGTAAGGAAATTAAGCGCCTGATACTGAGCGGATGCTGCCTTATCAGACGGCAGTAGCCCGCTCAGGCCCTTGCATGGCGGTGAGAGGAACAGAAAGAACGGTACCTGCTCCTTGAATGCCTGCCAGATATCCCAAGGCGTTGTTTCCCTCCAAGTCTCAGGCGGCTCATGTCCGTGCCAGGCTTTGTACTGCCAACGCTTGAACAAGTCCATTACCACAGAAGTTTTCTCACCGCAGATCTGATCATGATTCCGGCATGCAACAGGGTCGTTGTCGATCGAGCACAGTACCTTGAACTTATAAACCTTGCCGCCATATTCAACTGTTGAGCGCATTGCTCCGGCCGTGGCCCCACCGATCCCCGCAAAGAGGAACGCTGCTGTTTTATAGATGATGTTATCTGGTAAGCCCAAAGCTTCACGCCCTTTCACGTATGAGTTCTTTTCCCTGCAGCTGCAGCAATCCACCTACCGGACACTCCCGGTTGCAATACCCGTCTATTTTGGAATAAGTGCTGCCATACTTCTGGCTAAGCTTCACGCGCTGCGGGCAGACCCCGCAATGCTGGAGGATATCGCTTATTGCGTAGACCACCTGTAGCCTGCTCATCATTCAGCATCCTTTCTATATAAGGCAGTTCAGTAGCAGCCACAGGACGAACATCGCAATGCTAAACCGAACTAGTACCCGATTTGGACTCGGCAGTTCCTCTTCCCGCGCTGTCATGATCCGGCCGTTGTCGTCTCTGAAGCGAATGACTGTCTTCATTTGGGATACACCCTCTTCATTTTGTAGTTGGTCTTGCCCCACTTCTGCCGGCGCCGCCGGAACAGCTCCGCGGCAGCTTCCTGCCGGTGAACCGGATGCGCGCCGGGGTCCCACATTACCATCCGTAATTGCTGGGGAGTCGCAGCGCGCCAGTTCATGCTAATCCCACATAGGCAATCGCTTGACTCTTACCCGCAGCCCTTCAAGTGAGAGCTTAGGATTATTAACGATGTAGTAATCCTCACCGTTATGCTCGATGTGGGAGTACACCCAAACTTGATCGCCCCAAGAATCGGTGAACAGATACTCTATTGCCGCACCGGATGTATAATAGGAAGTCCTGCTTCCATACCGTCCGTCTGGACGTTTATAAATGGTCTCTTCTGCCACAAGTGGAGCGGAGAGCTGCCGGATGTAACGCCGAGTTTTGCTCAAATCTTCGCTGATTACATTGAACATACTCCGAAGATACTGAGCATCAGGATCCTCTCGGTCATAAATCCCGTCATTCTCTCCTTCCTCAATCAGCTTGGCTACCCGCTTCAGCTCAGGCTCCAATTTGATCAGAGCCGCCTTGATTTTGTCCTTCATCCCAAGTCCCTCCCGTTTATACAATCCTGGCCTTGCTCCAAAATCCCTTAGTGTCGGTGTTAGCCGCTTTATTTCGTTTCATCAGGAAATCATAGTACCGTGGTCCGTACTTCTCGACCTGGTCCTTGCGATTCTGGATAATGTCAGCGACCAACTTTTCCAAATCATTTGTGCAATAGAAGTATTTGAGATAGCGATCCAGTTCGACATAACTGTGATCGATGTTCTTCAATAGGTTGAAGCGATTGGACCTGCTGAGCTTCCCCATGTGATCGCTAATCCGGACGCTGTTCGCCACGCCGTAATCGAATTTGAGGTAAACACTGTTGGTGGTGAAGGCGTCATACCGCTGTACGGTGATTCCATGGGCTTTCACCGCCCGGGTGATCCGGTCTGCTAACTTCCGGATGGATTCATCCTTTGGACGCCGATGTGACTTGCCCATAAGCCTGCACCGCCCTTACTCCGGCCAACTCTGCCGAGTATTGGTAAAATGCTTCAGGATTTTGATCATCCAGTGCCTGGTCGATCAGCTTGAGCAGACGTTCCTCATTAAAGCGTTGGATAGAGGCTTGCCAAATTGCATCAGCGTGGACACTCAGCATGGCTTCATACCGCAGTTGCATGAGCATCCCGAAATCGATGAACATCGCGCTCCCTCCTTTGTAAGAGAAGAAGCAGCTGTTAAGCTGCTCCTCCGCCACCCTTCATTTTCTTAGCTGCCAGTTTCTTGTAGGCGCTGAATTTCCCCTGGAACTGTCCCTTGGTCATTCCCTGAGAAACAGCGATCTCCAGCCAAGTCTTGTCTTCCTTAGCCCGCTTCTCGATCAGGTCCGGGAACGGGATAGGCTGACCTTGATGCTCAATTTCCGGGAAGATCGGGCGTTCCTTCAGAATGAAGGCATCCAACTCGTCTTTATCCACTTCTTCAGCATCTGTAGGGTCTGCCGGGTCCTGACCTGGTTCACCGGACGGATCACCTGTTCCCTGGTCAGCACCGCTTTCCCACTCCGGCACGAATCCATCGCCTTCACCATCTTGAACAGGGCCGTCTGCTTCTTCAATAACGATATCTCCGTCTTCACCTTCAGCCGAACCGCCATCTTCAGTGACTGGAGCTGCCTCAGCTGCTGCGGAAGGGGCTACACCCTGGGACTGCATCCACTCATGCCAAGCTGCTGCGGAAGGGGCTACACGCTTGCGGTATTCATCAATCTTTTCGACGATCTTGCCACTGCTGATGCCGAGCTCAGAAGCGATCTTCATGTAAGTCTCCCCGCCGGCCAAACGAAGGGAGAAGGCGACAAAATCATAATCCAAATCCTCGAAGGTCGGCGCCAGGCCGGACTGGATGAATTCTTCGATGATGGCCAGTTCGATTTCTGCCGGCTGCTGCTTAATCTCGATCTTCTCGGCGGGAAGCCCCAGGTCCATCGCAAGCTGCTCACCTTCTGGCTTCACTTCGGACACAACACCGTTATCCACCCTGTAGGTCTTGATCGGCTTCTCTGTCCGGGCATTGATCTCGATGTTGTAATTAACAACCGCGGAGTCCAGCGAGGCTGTCACCTTATCCCCGATCATTTCATGCAGCCATTCAATCTTTCCGCGAAGCTCTTCGCCGGACACAACCAGCAAGATGTTCACATCACCGTCAGCCTTCAAGTCAACCTTTTTCACAAGCCCTTTAAAATCGAGATATCCCACAATTCCCCATTCCCTTCATGTTTGGATTAAGTTAATTCCTTGATCTTCACTTCAATGCGCGGCCGGTTACTATACCGCTTCCGGACGAAAGCATCCACCACCTGGCTGTCATCCTTCCAGATGATGCCCTTCAGAGCATCCTTCACCCCTTTCAGGTAGTTGTCAGCATCCGGTTTAGTGACCGGGAGAATTTCGCCCCGCTCAGCTTCCGCCGCCTTCTTCTTACTGAAGCTCTTCGGTGTGGAACGATAAGCTGTGATAGCAATGCCTAAAGCTCCTTCCAGCAGAGCAGCCGGTGCATATTCCCGGGCGGCCAGCCGGACATAATCCTTGTAATCCCGGGATTTGGCCGGGTCATATGCCCTGGTGAATCCGCCTGCAGTACTGAACTTAGGCCGACCCTGAGCGACTGGCTCTCCGTACACCACGAACTGGATCATCTTGTTTCCCTCCCCCTTCCCTGCGCGGCTTCATATCGGTGTCCAGAACATACACCGTGCCGATTACATGCCCGCGTTTATCAAAAACAGCGAAGTAATATTTCTGCTGGAACAAAGGATCAATGGGTCTATCCGGGATCATCCAGCCTCACCCCGTTTCCCCATCACGAGATTGAACTCGGCGATGCCTTCGTCCACCTGTTCAGGATCCAGAGAAGGAAACTCTGCCAGCAGAACCGAGCGCTCCGGTACGAGCCCCGTGTTCTGGTAGTAGGTGACCATGAAGTGATAGACGTGCCAGTAATTCCAAGCGCCACTCACGACACTGCCCTCCGGATCGTCCGGGGCTTGCCGGAGTACCGATTTATCAGTACTAACTGTTCACGCGTATCCCGCTCCACAAACCAATTCCACGCACTCAAGCCAGCTGCCTGAATTTCAAGCATCTGCCGGCGTGTTGGCCGCTTTTCCTGCTTCATCACAATTCCCCTTTCTCATGCCCATTTGCGTTTATCAATATCATCCGGCGGAGCCGGAATGTCGCTGTGTGCCCGCTCGTAGTTGACGAATTTATTGAATTCCTTAAGGAACACCAGCTCTACCGTGCCCACCGGGCCATTCCGCTGCTTTGAGATAATGATCTCGATGATGTTCTTCTTCTCGGATTCCTTATCGTAATAGTCATCTCGGTACAAGAAGGCTACGATATCGGCATCCTGCTCGATGGAGCCAGACTCCCGAAGGTCGCTCATCATCGGGCGTTTGTCCTGGCGTTGCTCCACACCGCGGCTGAGCTGGGACAGTGCAATCACCGGAACCTCAAGTTCCCGCGCAAGCTGCTTCAGCGTCCGGCTGATTTGAGACACCTCTTCCTGCCGGTTCACTCCCCGCTGCCCCCTGCCTTGGATAAGCTGCAGGTAGTCGATAACAATCATGCCGAGGTCCTTTTCCTTCTTGAGCCGACGGCACTTGGAACGGATCTCGTTGACCGTGATTCCTGGCGTATCGTCGATGTAGATGTCAGCCTCGGATAGAGACCCCATCGCCATGGACATCTTCTGCCAATCATCTTCCTCGAAGTGCCCGGTCCGCATCCGGCTGGCATCGATGTTGCCTTCAGCACAGACCATGCGCTGTACGAGCTGAGCATTGGACATCTCAAGGCTGAATACGGCAACGGTCTCTTTGGCGCGGACTGCCACGTTCTGAGCAATGTTCAGGGCGAACGCTGTCTTACCCACCGATGGCCGGGCAGCAACGATAATCAGATCATTTCGCTGGAAGCCGGATGTCATCTTGTCGAGGTCGTCAAAACCAGACCGGATACCGGTGATCCCTCGTGATGTTTCCCGTACGCTGTACCGCTGCTCGGCATCTTCCCAGACCTGCATAAGGACGTCCTTCATGGTGGCAAACTCCCGAATCGGCACGGACTGATCGGAGAGTTTCGAAACAGCATGTTCCGCCATCGCGATGAAGCCCTTCACGTCCTGTTCCTCTCCAGCGTTGCGCAGCAGGTCCATTGCAGTGTCTATGGCTTGGCGTCGGAGGAACATTTCCTGTACCCGCTCCGCATAGTAACCGGCGTTCGCCACGGTTGGAACAGCTCCAGCCATCCGAGCCAGATAACTGACTCCACCGACTTTCTCGAGCTCCTCGCTGTCCTTGAGCTGGGAGGTCAAGCTGACCATATCGATCGGCAGTTCTGCGTCGTTCAACTTGCGCATAGCCCGGAAGATACGGGCATGGCCTTTATCGCTGAATTCTCCGCCCTGCAAGATGTCTGCAGCAGCATCGTAAGCCGTCTGGTCCAAAAGTGCGGCTCCAAGAACAGCCTGCTCTGCTTCAAGATCAATCGGTGGCTGAATGCCCATCTGTTCTAGCATTTCTTCACGATTCAACATTTGCTTCGCCTCGAATCTTCCGCTTCACTTCGTCCCAGTACCCTTCAGGCGGCGGTTTGCTGCTGGCGCTCCAGGTGTCGAGATTAGCAAAGTGCTGATCAGTCAGAATTTTCATCTGCTCCCGCTCAATCTGCTCCCCGAGACGGCCGCGAATTTCCGCAACATTTGGCGGAAATTCCTTTGTCTTGATATGGGCGTCAACATTCTCCTTGGCAGCTTCAAACGGGAAATCCTTCAGGTATTTGTACAACCGTTCAATGTTTTCGGGCGACTTGTCAAATCCGGGATAGTTGGCCTTAATGGTGCGGACCAGAAGAATGACCTCCAGCTTCTCCACGTCGTCGTTCCTCCTCGATCATCATGTCTAATTCGGCAAGCTCTCGTTGCTGTTTGGTCTGGCGCTGCGGCTTATCTGTCGTCTCTCTCGGGGCGACTCCGTCAGTCTGTGCTGCGGTAGTTTGAGAGTTCAGCCAGGCTTTTTTAATCCCGTCCACGTAGTATAAAAAGCTTGTGGGATACTTAAAGTCGTCTCCCTCACGTTCTCGCTTTGCCTGAAGCAGGCTCTCCATAGTTCGGATGGTAAAAGGGTTAGGCGTACCTCCGGCGACCATCCTACCCATGGCTTCGCGTTCACGTGGGGAAATGTGAATATCAAGTCTGTGATTCATTTTGCAAAAGGCATTTAAAAGTTCGAACATATCTCCTGGCTTGCCTTGATCAATCTCATCAGCGAACTCATTGTCAGTAGTAGAAGTAATAGTAGTACTAAGATCTTTTAATACAGTGTCGGGAAAGTGGTCCAATTTTCGGACAGCTTCACCGTCAGCTTTTGAAAAGTGGTCCGGTTTTTGGACCACTTCTTCACCAACTATATTAAAGTGGTCCGAATTTTGGACAGGTTCGCCGACAACTATTAGATCAAATCTGATCGTGTAACTGCCCTTGGCACTCCCCCGAGGTGGGGAAGTATAGCCGATCAATCCGGCATTGACGAGTTTGCTACGATGTGTGTTAATGGTATCCCGACTCTTTATTCCGGTTTGAAGTGTAAGCTCAGTGTTTGTCATTTGGAAAGCCCGCTTCCATCCCAGCTTGCAAGACTTCCGCCATAAGGCGACCATGATTGCAATTCCCTCTGGTCCATATTCCTCAGGACCGCCTATCGCTTCATACTGGTTAAGGAGGCCGGCCATAGTTGGTTCTCTGGCTGACTCCGTCATTCACTCCCCCCTCCCGCAGCAGCCGTGCTAATTCACTTGATTGTTTCTATCGTCCTGAATATAAATGTGTGGGTACTTTGCTCGGACCACGGTGAAGCCCTGATGCCCCGAGCGAAGTACTCTTTGACCTGTGCTTTGAATGATTCCGGGTCAGTTGACCGCAAGGCCCACAATCGGTCACTGATCATGCTGGTCCAGATCCGTTCACCCATCGGGCCGTTCATCGATCTGCTACCCGGACGAGCGCGCCGGTGGTCTCTTGGATCTCTTGCTTAAAGCGCTCAGCATCGCTGTTACCGTCGGATAAATGAAGCAACCAGATTTCTTCGACATTCCGGGTATCATTGACTTTCAGCATCTCCTTCACATTCTCCAGGGAGAAATGAGAACGAAGCAGCCGTTTCTTCTGTGCTGGATGAAGATGACCAGCAGCCACCCGCTCATTGACGATATCCAGAGAATAATTACACTCACACATGATGTGAGTCAGCCCGCTGAAGCGATGCCGGCAGTAATAGGTATCTGTCAGGAAGACCAACTTATCGCCCGCTGTATTGGCAAGAAGGAAGCCCAACGGCTCCTCCACATCATGCTGAATATCGAACGGTAGAATCGTCCAGGTGCCTATCGTGAACTTCTCCAGCGCCTTGATGACCTTCAGGCGATGACCTGACAGCCCTCTGGCAGCCGCCGTACCAGCACTGGTATAAATGTTGATGCCTGCTCTCATAATGTCAGGAGCAGCCTTGCTATGATCCAGGTGCTCGTGTGTGATCAAGCAACCGGAAATGTCCGACATTCGGAAGTTAAGAGCCCGCTGAATCGACTTATAAGGAAAACCGGCTTCCAGCAGGATCGCGGTGTGGCCGTCCGATATACGGTAGGCATTACCGGCACTGCTGGAGCCGAGACATTGGATGTCGATCATTAGAAATCCATCTCTTGTTCAAGTGGCGGAACATCATCAGCAAAATCATAAGGGTCATCGACAAGTTGCTTCGTACGTGGTGCCGTCTGTTGTTTTGATGACGGCGGAGTAACTTCCGGTACGATATCAATCACTTCTCTGTTCGCGTGCTCCGCAATCTCTGCTTTGACCTCTTCAGGCGTCACATCGATACGCTCTTCATACTCATTATCTGTCGACCGATTAATAGCATCGACCAGCAGGTCGCTGTCGTCACTGGTGTTGATGTAAGCCTTGGCCGCACGGTTGATAACAGTCCGCTTTGCCATTTCTTGCGGGAATTTTTTATGGACAGATTGACTTGTTTTACTCTGACTCCACGATGCGTCAACTTCCTTTTTTGTCATAACGGTAAGGATTTCTTCATCATCAACCGACTTCACGACGGCATACACACCTAGAATTTCATTGTCCCGATTCTCAAAACTGGTTTCGTGTTTGACTAATTTTTCGCGTCCACCTGCCACTTCATATTCAAAAACATCACCCTTATAAATCACGTTTGCCCAAATATCCTTTACGTTGGACAAACGCTTAAGAACAGCTTGTGTACCGAAATAGGAGCGATTAAGCTGAAGCTTGCTGCCGTACACAATGAAATAACATTGTGTCTTGGCCGGGCTTAAACCTTGCACAACCATATCCAGCAGGGCATTTGCGACAGATTCCCGCGAGCAAACCTCCAACGCAGGCTTGCCATTCTTATCCTGAACCTCCTGGAGCTTGAAGAAGGCGCTTTTTAGCGCATTGCTCGCATTGTAATTCATAGGCAAGATCAACCCGTCATCCTGCAACCGTGTAAGACTCCGATTAACATCATCGGTGATGTCCTTTTGAATAATCGCCACCTGATTACCTGTACTCATCCCTTAAATCGCCTCCTGTATAGCTGCCGTCTCAATGCGCAGCTTCTTATCAGCTTCACTTACAACCAGCCGGATTACCTGAGCGTCCGTTCCGATCAGCTTGGTAACGGCCTCCGCATTGTCCACGAAGATCGGAGCGCTGAAACCGTAATGCTCACCCAGCGTATTGATGATGTCCAGTCCGACATTGATCCGGGCCGCATTGTTCAGCCCGCCGTCATACGGAACGCCCTTATACAGCGTGTCACAAACCTCCTTGATCCCGCCGTTGATCTGATCCTCGAAGAGGCGGAACCGGGCGAGCTTGAATTTACTGTTGATCTTGGCATCCAGCATGCTGACCTTGGTCTTGGTGAACTCTTCACAGAGGAACAACTCATGCTGTAGGCGTTCGTATTCAGCAGCCAATTCCCGCTCCTGGTTCTCTAGCTCCGTCACACGCAGTTGCGCGCGGCGGACACCATCAAATTTAGCAAGATCACTTTCCATTCCTGCAATTTCAGAACGCTGCAGGAGAATGCTCTGCCGGACAGCAGCAGCCGCATCATTAGAAGAAGCTTTCAGATCGCTGATCTGCTGCTGTACTGTCGCTGCCTCAGCCTGCTTGCTGGCATAATCTGGATCCGCTGCAGGATCTTTAACACCAGCTCGAAGATCAGTCAGTTCAGCATCGGCGTCAGTCAACTCTGCTTGGAGCAGCTGCAGTGCGCTCTTCAAGCTCTCAATTTCTCCCTGGAACCGGACAATCTCTTGTTCAAACTTCTGAGTATCAGCCACCGCCGCTTTGCCGGAAGCGTTAATACGTTCCTTTCGCTCGGCCAACCTACGGTTAAAATCAGCCTCTGCCTTGTCATGAGCAGCCTTGACCTGATCTTCAGGTAAAGACTGGCCGCAGGCGGAGCAATGAGCATCGTGATCACCAGCAGGTTCAAAGGTCAAACCCTTCAGTTCAGAAAACTCTGTCCGGAGACGATCCGCTTCCTGCTGACGATCCTTGGCCTTCCGCTCATTGATCTGAATACGCTGCTGCTTATCTTCAATGTCCCGGCGGTACCGGTTGACTTCCATGTGCATTTGGTTGACCGCATCCCGTTTAAGAGCAACCTTATCCAGGACATCTGACTGCATGCGGCTCTTAATGGCGATCAGTTCGCCCTCAATCTCCCGCAGCCGTTTCTCTTTCACGGCCACTTCGCCCCCGGAGAGAATTCGGGAAAGCTCAGCTTCACCTGATACAACCCGATTGCGAAGGACGGCCATGTCTTCTTTAAGTGAATCTTCATCCAACTCCGTAACATCCGGCATCTGGCGCTGAACTTCGCTGATGCGAACCGGCAGCTCCTTGATCTCCTTGTTGATCACGGCGCACCGGGAAGAGATCACTTTCTTGTGAGAATCAAGGTCACGCCCGCTGAGGATGCCGGGCAGAGGAGCAAGCTCCTTGTTACCGTGAATCACTTCGGCATCCGTAAGGTCGCCGCATACTTCCAGCAAAGTCTTCCGGCGATCCTCCTTCTTCATTTGTTCATTGAAGTAAGAAGGTGAAGTCAGAAGCTTGAACAGTTCCTCTTTAATGAGGGAATCCACTTCAGCGGTGTACTCTCCCTTTTTGACAGGAACCCCATCCAAGAAGTAATTCGTCTCATGCCCTTCGAAGGCGTCCGTTGCGGATCCGCGCTTCTTAGTCCATTTCTCTGAGAAGACCCTGCGGAACGTCCGGCGGCGGCCATCGATCAGGAATACTCCCTCGACCTCATGCTCCAGCTTGTGCTGTAGGACCTTACCGGCACCGTCCAAGCCTTTGATTTCGAAGTCGGCCTTGTTCTGACTGTCCTTACCGAAGAACAACCAGGTGAATCCATCAAAAATTGTTGTCTTTCCAGTAGCGTTATCGCCATAGACAGCAGCGTAACCACCATTGACGGTCAGAGTAAACTCCTTAATACCCTTGAAATTACGTAGCCCTAAGCGCTCCAACTCTATACGACTCAAGCGATCCCCTCCTCGATAGCCGATTCACATTCGGCATGTAAGATCATTTGTTGATCAGGTGTTTCGGGATAACGGATGCCTTCCAGATAGGTCCGGATGGCATATTCGACTTCAGCCAATTGCTCGGGATCAGCATGCAGCTGAAAGCTCCCGAACTGCTGCCGGATCGAAAGCACTGGTGGCGAGTAATTAGTAGGAGGTACAATCTCTACTTCGATGCGCTGACCGCTAATGTCAGCAGAATAGGCAGTTGACATTCCATTCACTCCCTCTTGTGTAGTGCGCCTCCACCTGCTAAGATGGAGGCAAGTTGATATTTCAGTTTTCAAAGAGCAGGCGTCCCGGTGCAACGGGGCGTTTTTTATTTGCGATTTTGCTTGCGAGATTTACGAACAGCCTTCCGGCGCTTCTTCCGTTGGGCCTTAGCCCATTTGGACAATGGTCCGTTGGATGAAAGATCGACAATCACGCTGTCTTTTTCACTCAAATGCTTATTGGCTTCGCGCTGCAGCTCCCGTGGAATCGGTACAAATCCACCCGATACGGGCTGAGATTGCTTAAGGCGGATCAATTCGCCTGTGTCGATATTCAAACCGTTTCACTCCCTTCCTTAAGCTCATCCAGCGCAATTTCTAGCACTTCCAGCTTTTCTTCCACATCTCCGACTTCATCTGCAACTTCTTCGAGTTCGTCAACCAAATCGTTCAGATCATCATCAATGAAGTCCGAAATGCTGACCAAGATATCAGTTGTCGTATGTTTCGCATCGTCCACTGCGTTTTGAAAATCTTTAAGTGTCTGAACTGCTTTCTCAATCCGTTTCTGTAAAGTCATTTCTCTTGTCCTCCTTCCTATGTAAGATCAAGGTGGGCCGGGACTTGAACCCGGCATCGGTTTGCATCGTAGTTTATGGCCGCCATGTTTCGGGCAAGCTTCACCGGAAAGGCTAAGTGGGCGTTTTTCTGTACGATCATGCCGTACAAACTCTTATAAGCGCCGGAGAATTTCACTCCTACTTCACTTTTCGTTTTAAGGCGCTGCATACTCGTTCTGCCACCACCTCGGATGCGTCAGCCGCATCTCCAAACGCCAACCCGGAGGAAAGGTTATTTCTAAGGGTCGACGCTTGGAGACAGGGGCCGAAGCCGCTGCTCAGATAGCTTTTTCTCTACGTTTCAACTCCACATCGAACGCTATCTTGATAGTGGGAGTAAGAAGGTGGTTCGTAATATCTGAAATCAAATCCCAATTATGTGTGGCCTTCTCGTTCTGTTTAACAGCCCGGTTGTAACGGTGAGGATCGGCGAATCGATCTGAGTACGCTGCTTGCGTCAAGTCCAGAGCTTCAAACCACCGTTGTCTGTAATGGAGAAAAGATGATACCAGGGCTACGGCGAATTCCTGCACTTCCTGCTCTGTCACACCGCTTCCCCCTTGCTTTTGCGGTCATCGTCCCGTAAAATGGACGCAACGAGATACTTTAGACGAGTTCTCAATGAGGTCCGCCCTGCCAGGCGGGCTTTTTTCATTTGTACCTTTGCTGCTGCCAGATCCTTCTGATGCAAAGAAATCATCATTTCAAGCCACTTAATGTTGCTCTCCAGCTTTGCCGGGTCAATTACCGCTGCCTGCTGTTTAACCAGCTTCAGGTTGTGCTTAGCGTTCTGTGCCACGAATCTCGCTTCCCCTTCCAATTGTTCGAGTGTTATCATTTCAGCTTCCCTCATTTCATGTATTGTTTGGCCTTCAGGTCAGCGCGGTGTTCTTTCCAGGTCGACAACCAACTGAAGGAATATTCCTTGCAAAGCACAGCGGCCAGATGAGTTAGAGCCGTAATCGCCTCTACTGTCTCCATCAACAACCGCTTGATCTGCTTTCGTTCCGAATCATTGAGCTGCTTGTTTGTCTTGCTGATTGGAGCGTCGCTGGAGGCTTCCAGTACTTCCTTGACCTCTTCTATTGTCTTGAACATCACGCTTGCTCTATGTAGGTCCACATTATCCAGCCAAGGAGCAGATGCACCACCGGTGACTTCTGCCGCCGCTGCCAGATAGAGTTGACCGTCATCGTAATGCTCAGCTGCCGCACTCATGACAGGCTTTGATGCCTTACGGGTCCCTCTGGCGATTTTCCCTACTAATGAAGCGTCAGCATGAACGATGAGCCCTGCCTTCTCCCTGGTATCGCCTGAGCGCTTTAACGCTTGTTCTAATGCTGGTCCGAATTGTCCGATTGCCAACTTCTGATCCTCTCCTTTGTCCGGTTTTGCGGGTTATATCGGACAGAGGCCTGATGTATGATTGTCTTAAGCAATTCCCCTTGCCGCTTTCCCTGCCCGCCGCTGCCGGTACAGCTCGGCGGGTTTTCTTTATCCTGTAGCATGATTACGTATTGCCTTGAACTTGTCGCCGACGTTATCTTCAGCCCAATCGGTGTGTTCTTCAATCCAGCGGAGCAACAAGGCTGTTGGAATCCGTGGATTGCCGAACTCGCGGTTGACTGGAAAATCAGGACGTTTAAACAATGCTGTTGCGACTGGAGCACTGATATTCAATAGCTCCATGAATTGAGTTCTGCTCAGCACCGGTGGTAAGGACACTGGAACTTGCACGGCATAAGCTTCGATTGCTCGCGATACGACTTTATCGAGCAATCTTTCCAGGTCATCACTGTCCATCACGACTACGGCCATCTAGATCACCTCTTTGGCGTTTTCATAATTCTTATTTTCTAAGAGTTTTTGATCAAAAAAATAACCTGGATTCACTCTTAATGATGAACAAATTGTTTCATATTCATCAGTATCAATTTTTTGTTTTCCGGTCATCATACGAGAAAACTTCTTCATATCAATATTGGATTCCTTAGCCACGTAAGTAAACTTAAGCCCATTAGTCTTTATGAATTCACGAATACGCTGATTTATTTCCATTGTCTACGCCCCTTTCTCTTAGATATTAAGATTTCGTACTCATAATATAACTCTTAGTTTCTAATACGTCAAGCTTAAATTCTATATTTCTAAGAGTTAATTCTTTGTTACTAGGAATTTAGTTATAATTATTGAAGTCAAGGAGGTGAGTAAATTTGTCAGTTGTATCGGATAGATTAAGAAAAGCAAGAAAGAAGAAAGGTTATACACAGGTTGAAGTACAAAAGAAGACTGGCATCCATAATAAGACTTTAAGTGGATATGAAAACGAGGTAAGTGAACCTGATATCGGTTCAATTAATTTGTTGTCGGACCTTTATGAAGTATCAGTGGATTGGCTATATGGAAAGACGGATGATCCTAAGAAGAAAAACAATCAAGCATCGAGAGAAATTGATGAGAACAGAAAATACCTTATTGATAAAATCATGCGCGCATCTGATGAAGTCTTGCCGGATCTTACAATAATAGTGAACAGAGTTATTCCTGATAAAGATTAAGTCTCTTCACAACTCTCTTTTTGTTCTACTTCATATTCTTTGAATAACATCATAAGTTCATTAATTTCTTCATCAGTAGCCGCAATGATCTTAGTGATCAGGCATTCTCTATTGTTCATATTGCACCATCCATTTCATAGGTGGATTATTTTATCATATTAACATACGAACTCATGTTCGTAAATGTTCCAGAAAAATAGTATAATAGTTAGGTGGGCAGTGCGATGGAACTTGTTCCCGTCCGCTGTCGCATTCCCGAGTTGCTTGTCCGGCGCCACAAGATGGAGTCGGCGACGAGTCAGATTAAGATCAATCAGCAATGGTTAGCAGATAAGATAGGCATTAGTAAGCAACAAATGTCTGATTACATCAATCTCCGCTCAGGATACACGAGCATGAGTATTCAGCGTGCAGCATTGATTGCTTACCACCTTGACTGTTTACAAGATGATCTGTTTGTCTGGGAATGGCGATAGCAGAGTAGCTCAGCTGCTCTTAAGGAACAAGTACATGTATATCAGTACCTATTGATTCTCTCGATCACCTCACAATCACGAAATCTATTTGCTGTAATACATACTTTATCACATTAAGTAAGAAAGCGTTGTCGAAAAAGGACGAACGAAAGACACCCCTAAACCCCATTGAAGGGGTTGACTTTCGCTATTAAATTTGCTTCAAAACGTACAATTTATTACCGTCTTTGAACGTAATCAATGATCCATTATTTTCTATTGATTGTATGTTGTCGATTTTCGATTCCTGGACAAGCGCCGTTCGTCCGACCAAGACAAAACCTTCACCTTTTAGAGATTCGGCTGCTTCCGCTAGAATATCCAAGTCCTGATAAGATCCGGTGGTAGTATGATACGCGAGTACTGATTGTGAATGTTCTGTCCGTTGCCATTTATCAATATAATTAACGTCCTTAAGATCAACGTCCTTCCATTCAAATATATCCTTCTTCTTATGCTGTAGCCTCTTCATTCGTCTTATCATATGTATCTCCTCTGCCGATTTCTGGATGGGTTTAGATTATTTTACGACAAAGTTCTACATACGGCATTACATAAAATATTACAGGCTTCGGAGGTGATCCGATGGATTATGGATTCTATTACTCAAAGTCTACTTACGATGAAGATGAAGAATACCTTGTCGGCAAAGCTGTGGAGGTTATTCACGATCCTTATGATCTCCATTACATGTATGAGAGTTTGATCATCTTCTATAACAATTACCTAGATTATCAGAGCGATGCTGCGGACAAGCTCGTAATGGTCTGCCGACTGGATATAGAGTTTTATTATTGTTTCCTGGATGCCTGGCGGGCCCGCTATCGAAATGATAGGCTCCCCATCGATCCATTGTCTTTCAGAACTCTCTGGCGTTTTTACGAAAGCAGAGAGCTCTTATATGAGGCCATCGATATCTGTTATGCAGCAATTGAATATGAGATCAGAGATTACACGCAGGGTGGATATCTTGAACGGTTAGCGAGGATAGAAAAGCGGTTGGAAGATCATTTAAAAAATTCCTAAGAGGAGCGATCTTTATGGCCTACACAAAGAAAATACCCGCAAACAATAAACAAGGATACAAATGGCTTTGTGTTATGGAGGGTCCTCCCGATCCTGCCAGTGGGGTCCGCCGGCAAATTTCTCGTAGAGCTGATACCAAGACGGAAGCCACTAACCGTGCTCAAGCAGTCGTAGATCAGCTGACAGCTGGGTTCGATTTAAAAAAGGCAAAACGTACTTCATTCGAAGATGCTGCCAATGCCTGGGTTGAGGTATACTCTGCCACAGACGTCAAAGCCAGCTCTATACGCCTGCGGAAAAAGACGTTACAGGTATTGCTTACGAAAATCTCAAAGATCAATATAGACCGGGTAACGCATACTCAATATCAGAAGGCACTCAATGAACTATTCAAAGAAAATGCCTATTCGAATTCTTATATCCGAAGTATCCATATTTGTGCCAATATGATTTTTGAATGGGCTATTAAAAATAATCTCCGTGGCGATAATCCCTGTAAAGGAATTACCATGCCCAAAAATAAGGTTACTGTCGAAGATTTGGAGAATGGAAACATTTCGGAGAAATATTTAGAACGGGATGAGCTACAAGAATTTCTGGGCGAAGTTATAAAGCATGGATTATGGGGAGATACGGAAATGTTCTACATGCTTACCTATAGTGGTATGCGTCCCGGGGAGATGTGCGCATTGTATGAAGAGGATTTGAAGTTGAAAGAAAAAGATGTTCGCATCACCAAAACCATTTACTATCCTAATAATAAAAATGAACATTTTCAAATCACACCGCCTAAGACTCCGGGTTCTGTGCGCAGATTTGATTTGGATGACTTGATTATAGATATGATGCAAAAATATATCTTAGTAAAAAAAGAACGCCAGGCCCGATACAAGAAACTGCATGATGATTTTTATGAATCCAAGTTCTTGTTTGCCAAAGAGAACGGTCGTCCTATTTCACAGAAGCTTTTGTTGGAGCGTATGAATCGTATTCTTAAAAGAACCACCATCACAAAAAAGGCCACCCCGCATATCTTCCGGCACACTCATGTGAGTTTTTTGGCGGAAGCCGGGGTGGACCTACCAACGATCATGCAGCGAGTAGGTCATGACGATTCTAAGACAACCTTGAAAGTATATACTCATGTAACCGAGATGATGAAAAAAAATTCTTCTCAGAAAAGACGGATTCACTTCAACAACATCCTAAATCCAGAGAATTTGCAGTAA